ATGCCAGTCTCACGCCATAGCAGTCGCCGTGCACCGCTCACGGGCAGCTTCCTGGACCAGCGCCTCCAAGGTGCGATCGGATATGACCGCATTGCCGGGTACTTCCGCTCTTCAGTCTTCGAGGTGGCAGGAGAAGCCTTCGAGGCGGTGCAGGGGCCGATCCGCATAGTCTGCAACTCCGGCCTGGACGCCGCAGATGTGACGACGGCCCGTGCGACCGCACAGGCGCAGCGCGCGGAATGGTGCGAGGGTGACCCCGAGCATATGACGGAAGCGCAGCGCCCCAGGTATCAGCGGCTGGCGCAGATACTGCGCAGTGGGCGCGTCAAGGTACGCGTCCTTCCCGACGCGAGCTTTGGCCTGATTCACGGCAAGGCTGGGGTCATCCGATATCCCGCCTCACGCGCAACGTCGTTCATCGGGTCGATGAACGAGACGCGTGAGGGATGGACACAGCACTATGAGCTGCTGTGGGAGGACGACACCCCAGATGCGGTGCGATGGGTCCAAGAGGAGTTCGACGCTCTCTGGGAGCACCGCGATGCACGGGATCTTTCCGAAGCCATCGTCGCGGACGTTGAGCGCATCCTTGCGCGCGTCGTCGTGCCTGTCGCCGACTGGAAGTCGCGCAGCCTTCAGGAACCGCAGGCCCCCTTCGTCGAGGCTCCCGTCGAACGTCGGGCGGTGGGCCTGGCGCCGCACCAGAAGGCATTCGTCTCCGCAGTGATGAAGGAGATCGAAACCTTCGGAACCGCGCGCTTTCTCCTGGCCGACGATGTGGGGCTTGGGAAGACCGTTCAGCTCGGTATGGCGGCGGAGCTCATTGCTCTCGCGGCGCAAAAGCCGGTGCTCGTGCTCGCTCCGAAGAACCTGTTGATCCAGTGGCAAGGCGAACTTCGTGACATGCTCGCGGCTCCCAGCGCAAGGTGGGAAGCTGGCAATTGGGTGACCGAGGATGGCGCAGTCTGGCCGGGACCAGTGGGAAAGTGTCCGCGAAGAATAGGGCTTTTCCCTACAAGCTTGATCACAGCCGGCTCGGAGGCCGCTCAGCCGCTGCTTGATATGCGCTTCGCCTGCATCGTGTTGGACGAGGCTCACCGCGCCCGCCAAAGCCGAGCACTCGGCAGCGATCCGGCGCCAAACATCCTTCTCGATTTCATGCTGCGCCTCGCGTCCAGGACCGAGACGCTCTTGCTTGGCACCGCCACGCCAATCCAGACCCATCGCGAGGAGCTATTCGATCTCCTGCGCCTGCTGGCCACTGGATGTGAACGGGTCTTGGGGGGAGCCTTCTCTCCCTGGCATGGGCCAGGCATGGCGATGGACCTGGTGTCTGGCCATGAAGTGCCCACCGATCCAGCTATCATCTGGTCCTGGCTTCGAAGCCCTTTGCCACCACGGGGGGAAGATCAACTCACAGACCGAATCCGCGATGAGCTCGGTATGCCAGCCCGAGTCTGGAGCGCGCCGTTCGATGCGGATCGTCAGCTATCGGCGAGCGTGCAGACGGCGATTGAGTTCGAAGGCACTCAGGCTCTCCGCGAACACAACCCTTTCGTTCGTCACGTCATCAAGCGGCGGCGACGGGATCTTCGGCATCCGGATGGCAGCCCGTACTTCCCAGAAATTGGTATCAGGCTTCATGGGGAGAGGCCTGACGACGCGCTGGCCATGCCGCCCAACATGGAGGGAGCCTACGAGGATGCACGAGAATTTTGCACACTGGTCGGCCGGATACACCCGTCAGCGGGACTTCTGAAGACGCTCTTGCTTCGCCGAATTGGCAGTAGCCTCCACGCAGGTCTTCGGACTGCTGAGAAGCTGCTTGAGCGCGAGCGGCGGGATGAGGCAGTTGCGGAAGAAGAAGAGGACCTCACTCGCGATGAGCGCGGGCTAACCTTTGGCCCCGAAGAGGCCGCCGTTCTGCGTCGGGCAGCGCAGCGGCTCCGTGACGCCGGAAACGACGATCCGAAGCTGGTTCAAATTCTGCACCGCCTGCGTCGGGACGGCTGGCGAGACCGCGGCTGCATTCTGTTCAGCCAGTACAAGGACACTGCGCTCTGGACCGCGCGCCAGCTATCTGCAGCCTTTCCTCTCGAGCCTATCGGACTTTATGCCGGTGCTGGGGATACCATGGTGATGCTGAATGGCGTCCGGCACCCTGCAACCAGGCAAGAGATCCAGTTGAAGGTCCGCGATCGATCGCTTCGCATCCTCACGGCAACGGATGCCGCGTCGGAGGGGCTCAACCTTCAGCGGCTTCAAACCTTGATCAACATCGACTTGCCTTGGAACCCTGCCCGTTTGGAGCAGCGCAAGGGCCGTATCGAGCGCATCGGCCAAGAAGCGCCGGTGATCGACATTCTCAACCTGCGCTACCGGGGATCGGTCGAGGATGATGTCCACGCGGCGCTGTCGGATAGGCTGCGTCAGATCCGCGATGTCTTTGGTACAATCCCGGACACGCTCGAAGATGTCTGGGTCAAAGCCGCGCAGGGCCAATTGGAAGATGCCAAGCGCCGCATCGACGAGGTACCACGCACGCACCCGTTCGAGTTGCGCTATGCGTCGCCTGCTGTAGCTGAGGACTGGGCCCGATCGAGCCGCGTCCTCGATCGTGCAGACGTCGCGGCGGTTCTAAGGCAACCTTGGTGACCCCGCGTCTAACGCGGGCGCCAGTGCCGGTCGCCAAGCCTCGAGAGCCACTGCCGGGAGGCGCAGCGGGCCCCGACCTACGTAATGACCGGGAGCTCGATCCCCATGTCGGGAATGCGCGCGATGGCGCTTTGCCACGCGCCGCCCGCAATCACCGACTGGCACATGTGGGCGAGACACGGCTGATCGCGGCCCGCTGCACGCGGTTGCGCGACATTCTTCCGCCTACGCTGCAGAAGATCAGCCCCGCAGCAATCATGGTCCCCTTCTTGGAACACAGCCGCACCAAGAAGGCAGCGCAGTTCAACTCGTCTGGCTGTTAGGTTCCGACTGGTCACGGAGCTGGTCGAGGGTGCGGCCATCCGGCAGGCAGGCCATGGTGTAGATGCGGATCGAAGGCCAGCCGGTTATACGTTGTCCCCACTCGTTGAAAGAGAGCCGCTGTCCTTTGAATTCGACTGTTCGCCCGTCGAGAACCTTCGCCGCGGAGCCTTCGCGGCCTCGGATTATCAGTGTGGTACCAACAGGTAGCCGCCCAAGCGCGACGAGATCATCAGTAGACTGCAGGCGGCGACGGGGTGCAGCGGACGCCGCGCCATTGGCAAGCCCTGTTGCGACGCCCTCGACGTGCTCGGGTGCGCGCCGTTCAGTCTGCGGCACCTTTTCCGGGGCTTGGGCTGAGACCTGCGGCCGAGGAACAATGCCGGCAAAGATATTTGGATAGCTGACAGCGATCTTGGCGCGGCGAAGCGATTTACGAATCTCAGCAAGGCTGAGGTTTACAGCCCGCTTCCGAATGAGGCCAGCAAAAGCCTCATCCTCCAGGACCTGTTCGAGAACCTCTTTCACTTGGCGATCTACGTGCCACGCCTGCCAAAGATCATCGATGGCGCGAGAGCGCATGTTGTCGCGGCTCAGCAGGCCGAGGACACGGGCTGCTTCGTCCAAACCCTCCGGCCCATCGATCGTCACGGTAGCGAACAGCTTTCGGTCGGCTTCGCCCTGGGCGAGAACTTTGTAAATGCGCCACTCCACCCCGTTAGTAAGCGCGCACCAGTCTACCCCGGCGCCATGTGCATAGCTCAGCGTCTGAAGCATCCAGCGTGTATCGTCGAGGCTCTGGGCCAACGGCTTCGCCTCCACGAAAAGCACCGGAGAGCGATTGAGGAATAGTGCGTAGTCGACCGGGTTGTGGCCGGCATTGTGCCGGTACTCGTTTCGGACCTCCTCAATGTCGAGAATATCCCACCCCAGGGCCTGGACCGCAGGGGTGATTAGGACGCGCTTCGTGTCCTGCTCGGAGATGCGCGCGCCCTGTTGGCGCAGGCCGGGGATGCGGTCAGCGATCTGCCGCAGTGCAGAAACCGCGAGGCCAGCGCCTGCGGAGCTTGAATAGGGCGAAGCACTCGACATGAAACCGATCAACTCCGGGGGCGTCGTGGCATGGGCCGACGCCCAAGTATTGATCAGTGTGCCGGGGTGTGACCCGCTTGTCATCCGCCCCTATCATCTCCGGCAGCGGGGCTGTTAGCTTAGGGCCTCTGCGTCGAGAACGGGATGGCCGGCGGCTGCCCCTCCCACTCCACCGGAAATGGCTCCATCAGCACCGGCAGCGTCATCCCATCCGGCTGCCGCCCGTCCAGGATGGCCTCCACGATGCCCGGCGCCAGGAGCGTAAGGCGCATCACACGCGAGACATAGGACGAGTTGATCTTCTCGGCTGCTGCCAGCTCATTGATCGTGGCGTAGCGGCCCGTCTCCATCATCCGTCGCCACCGGAATGCCCGGGCCAGTGCCTTCACCAGCGTCGTGTCCGCGGCAGAGGAGCGCCTGCTTTCGGTGCTGCTCGGCGCGATCATCAGCTTCCGACCACCCCGCGGCTTCCGGACCGCCAGGGGCACGCGGATGGTCAGCATCTGCGCCGCGCCGGTCACGCTGCCGCCCTCGTTGACTCGGCCGGTGGCCTGGCCAAGTCCCGCGCCAGGCTGGCCAGCCCCTCCAGCTTCAGCCGCACGTCAGCACCGCCGGGCCCGATGTCCACCCGGTCGACCAGGAGGCGGATGATCCGCGCCTGTTCGGCAGGGAAGAGCTCCTCCCAAAGCGGGTCCAGCCGCTCCAGCGCCAGCCGCGCCTCGTCCTCGGTCATATCCGACGCCGAGACCCGTGCCGCGCGCCAGGCGCCCAACACCACCTCCGGCTGGCGCAGCAGCCCCCGAACCTGCCCGATGACCGCCCCCTCGATCTCCGCGGCGGAAATGCGCGCGATGGCCGGCCCATCCGCGGCGCTGCCCTTCAGCACCGACTGGCTGACATAGTAGCGGTACTGCTGCCCGCGGCGCCCCCGCGCGTGGGTGGGCGACATGGCACGCCCGTCGCTGCCGAAGATCAGCCCGCGCAGCAGCGAAGGCGTCTGGCAGCGGGTGCGGTTGGCGCGTGTCTTCGGGCTGATCGCCAGCAGGGCATGCGCCGCGTCCCACATCGGCTGGGGCACGATGGCGAAATGCTCGCCGGGATGCGACTTCCCCTTGTGCATCGCCTCGCCGAGATAGGTCCGGTTGCTCAGCACCCGATACACGTCGCTCTTGGTAAAGACGCGGCCGCGCTTCGTGGTGGCGCCCTCCGCCCGGAGCATGGTGACCAGCTTCGTGCCGGATTCCGTCTCGACGAAGCCCTCGAAGATGCGGCGCACCAGCGCCGCCTCGGCGTCGTTCACCAGCAGCTTGCGATCGCGCGCGTCGTAGCCGAGCGGCACGAAGCCGCCCATCCAGATGCCGCGCGCCCGCGACGCCGCTACCTTGTCACGGATGCGCTCGCCAATGACCTCTCGCTCGAACTGCGCGAAGCTGAGCAAGATGTTCAGCGTGAGCCGCCCCATGCTCGTCGTCGTGTTGAACGACTGGGTGACGGAAACGAAGGTCACGCTGTTCGCGTCGAACACCTCGACCAGCTTGGCGAAGTCCATCAGCGCACGCGACAGGCGATCGATCTTGTAGACGACCACCACGTCAATCAGCCCGCGCTCAATGTCGGCCAGGAGTCGCCGCAGCGCCGGCCGTTCCAGCGTGCCGCCTGACACGCCGCCGTCGTCGTAGCGGTCGCGGACCAGCACCCAGCCCTCCGACCGCTGGCTAGTGATGTAGGCTTCGCAGGCCTCGCGCTGCGCATCGAGTGAGTTGAACTCCATGTCGAGCCCTTCCTCGCTCGACTTGCGCGTGTACACCGCGGCACGGACCTTCCTGACTGTGGCCGGCATGGCGGCGTCGGCGGCTGGCTTGCGCTTCATGCGGTGCCCCTCCGGTTCTTCAGGCCGAAGAACAGCCAGCCATTCCATCGGGTGCCAGTGATGGCGCGCGCGATCGACGACAGCGACTGGTAGGGGCGGCCCCGATACTCGTAGCCGTCGTGTAGCACGGTGACGCTGTGCTCGACGCCCTGGTACTCGCGGATCAGCCGCGTGCCGGTGATCGGCTTGTCGTCGCCGCGGATGCGCCGGAGGACGGGGTTGCCGCCGTCCAGCTGCTCGCCCAGGGCCTCGAGGCGCTGGATCGTCTCGGGCTTCAGGCCGCCATAGGCCAGTTCCTGGATCCGATACGCTAGGCGGCTTTCCAGGAAGCGTCGGTTGTAGGGCGGCGGCTCCACGGCGAAGAGCTCCCGCCACTGCTGTTTCAGGTCAGCAGTGGCGGCGGTCTTCAGGGCCGCCAGGCGGCCCAGCACGTCGGCCGGCGGAATGGCGGGGATGGTCGGCACCGGCTTGGTGCCGGCTTTCGGTTTGCTGGCGCGTGTCATGCGGGTCTCCGGTTGGTCCGGTTCGCATGCAGGCGCTGAGGTGCCGGCAAGTGTAGGCGCTGCTCTCCCCTGTCCACCGCCTCACGTGCCGCTTCCTCGGCAGCGCGGCTGCGCAGCCGCACCAGGCCGGCGGCCAGTATGGCGCAGACCTCGCGGAGGTGGGGCGGCAGGTGGAGGTTGGCAGGGGTCGGCGAGGGCATCGGGATCCAGCACGCATTGTCCTGCCTATCCTCTACCGCCCTGCCGCGCGCCCCTTCTCAGTCGGCCGCTGCGTCGCCGCGCCATTCACGGCAGTGAGTGCCGAGGGGCGCCCGACATCCGGCTTCACTGTCGGCCAAATCCGGCTGAGCCGCAGCTTGATCGAACTGTCGCAAGGCACGTTGTCGGGCCCCAATTGCGCGGCGAACCAATCCTGGATCAGCCGCAGCCATTCCGCCTGCGTCGCCGGCGGCCCTGGGTCGTAGATCGTCTTCGCGATCTCGCACCAGCACCCCTCCAGTCGTACTTGGGCGGCGCTCCGCGTGACTTCTCTCGGCGCGGCGATGCGGTCGAGAACTCCACCTCCGGCCCGCCAGAGCCGAACCCCTGAGCCTCCTGGAAGCGCTCCATCTCGGCGCGACGCACCACCAGCGCCTGGCGCTCGACGAGCATGGTGGCACGCTCGCCGTCCTGGTCGGGGAGGTCGAGCACCTCGCCCTGCAGGCCCAGGAAGCGCCCGACGGCGTGCGAGCCGTTCCGCAAGACGGTCCACCCGTCGACGCGGCCGAGGTCCATCGTGCCGACGATCCAGCGCGTTCCGGTCGGGATGCTGAACGGCTGGCCGTCGGCATCCTCCTCGAGCTCGCTGGTCTCGACCCGCACCCCGCCGACGGCGACCGACAACGTCAGCTCGCCTTCCAGGACGTAGGCGGCGATGTCGGCGTCCGAGAGGGACCAGCGGTCGCAGAGCTCGGCCAGGCCGTAGAACGGCTTGCGGGGGAGAAGCCTCGCCATCACCTCTCCGTCCGATCAATCGCCCGCAGCCGGCGGTAGGCGCGCACGACCTTCGCCATGTCGGTGCGCATGTCGGGCGGGAGGCGCTGCGCTTCGACGAACACGTCGTCCAGGCACAGGCCCAGAATGGCGGCGGCGCGCTCGATCAGCTGGTCTCGGGGTGGGCTCTCCATGTCACGCTCGATCCGCGACCAGTAGGCCGCCGAGATGCCGAGGCGGTCGGCCATGTCCGTCATGCCGATTCCAAGCGCCGTCCGGCGCTCCCTGATGACCCTGCCGAAGCTCACAGCGCTGCTCCTTCAATCAGGCCGTAGCGTCGGATTCGCACGGCGATGAACCTGTCCGAGACGCCGAAGTCGCCGGCCAGCGCGGCCACGATCCCGGCCAGTGCGTCCGGTGGGGTTTCGCGGGCGAGGACCCTGGATCCGGGGCGTCCGCGATGTGGCGCGTGCACCATGCGCAGCCCTTCCGCCCGGGCATGCGCGACCAGGCGCAGGTGCAGGGGCGCCGCCGGCGCCAGCAGCGCCCCCATGAACTCGTTGGCGCGCCGCTCGGACAGCAGCGTGGCCCGGTCCAGGCAGCCGGGATCGACCGTCACCGACCGGTAGCGCCGCGCGGGCCCGTCCACCGCGGCCGGCACGTCGAACACGATGTGGCCGATCTCGTGCGCCGCCGTGCTGAGGGCCAGCTCGGGCCGGTTGGTCACCATCCCGGCGTTAACCGACACGAGCGCCAGGCCGGGTGCGGCCGGGTCGGTCTCGCAGATGCCGAGCACAGCCCGGCCGTCCTCGTCGTGCACCGCGTGGGCGAAGTCCCATGCCGCGGTGATGCGGCGGCGGTTCACCTCCAGCACGGTCGCGGCCGCGGCCAAGGCGCCGGCCTGCAGCGCCCAGGCGCTGTCCTGCCTCGCCACGGCCCGGCGCAGTTGCGCGGCGACGGCCCAGATGGCCTCGGCCGTCAGCCGATCGGGGACGCCGGTGCGCGGGTGATGGGCATAGGTCAGGGACACCGGCATCGCAGTAAGCCTCGGTTGATGACGTGACGGGTTAAGGCGCGTGTTCGTTGTATGTTCCCGTTCCGGCTTGAGTCCAGCAAAGCCGACACTGGCCGGCCATTAAATCTTCGAACCAACCCATTTGCGGGGCGCACGCGACAGCCCAAGCCCCGGAAGTCCCTGGTTTTCCTGCCGGACAAGAATGCGGCGCCGTGGCGTTGGCCGGCATTTATCGCCTTTGTTGGTCAATCGGCCGCGGCACGCCGTGGTCCGGTCCAGTCATCGACGCAGCCAGCGCGATGCCGGAGCCGGACATGGATACACAACGCCCCTCGAACGCCGCAGACAGCCCCGCCTGGGATCGCCCCCGGCTGCAACAGGCCCTCTCCACCGCCCGGTACCGCGCCTCCCGGGGCGGCCGCCGGCTGGGGCTCGCGGCAGCTGATCGGGAGGACCTCTGCCAGGACATCCTGGTGGCCCTGCTTCAGCGCAGCCGGCACTTCGATCCGGCCCGCGGTGCCTGGTCAACCTTCGTGGGGCTGGTCGCCCGCCACGTCGTCGCGGACCGCGCGCGACTCCAGCGGGAGCGACCTCAGCCGGTCTTCCTGTCGCTCGATCTGGACGGGTTCCCCAGCGGCTGCTCGGCGACGCAGCAGGATCACATCGACCCGGCCGTCATGCTCGACTTGCAGCGCGTGGCGGAGGACCTGCCAGCCGCCGCGCAATCGCTGCTCCGCCTGCTCGGTGCGGAGGGCGACGTGCCGAGCGCGCAGCTCGCCAGCCCGCAGTCCCGCCCCACCTTCTACCGCTCCGTCGCCGATCTCCGCTGCTGGCTGCACGCCTCGGGCCTGCGCCCGCAGCGCGCCCTGGCTCGCGCCGGCTCCGTCGGCACCCGCTGAGAAAATCGCGCGCCCCGGTCCGTAGAGAACAAGAGCCGGACCATGCGCTCCAGGGAGAGTCGACCGATGCACCTCGTGCACACCACCACCGTGCGGCCGCCTACCGCTGCATCCCATGCCCGGGCGACGCCAGCCGCCGTGATGAGCGAGCACAATCTCTGCGATCGTCTCGCCGATGCGCTGCCCGGCGACGTCATCACCTACCACATCGGCCTCCTGGCGCGGGACCGGGCGCCGCAGTCGCAGATGCTCAGCATCGAGCGTTGCCGCGAGCTGGGCGCCGTCGCGGACCGGGCCCTCCGACTGGCAGAGAGCGGCTGGGCGCATCTCGTGCAGCGCCGGATTGGCGAGGAGTGCTTCGCCTACCTGCTGATCGTGCGGCCTCGTCCGCGTCGCGGCACGGCACTGCCCGCCGCCGTCGCTCTCCGGCAGGCGGCGTGAGGTTGGCCGTGGGCAAGTCTTCCCGCGACAAGGGTCTGCGCCGCGAGCGGGCCATCGTCGACATCCACGTGAAGTGCGGGCTCCGCGCCGAGCGCGTGCCGCTGTCCGGCGCGGTCCGGTACCGCGGCAACGGCGCCGATGTCGACCTCTACGTCCGCGGCGCCGCGCCGGTGAAGGCCGAGGTCAAGGCGCGCGGCGAGGGCGACGGCTTCAAGACGCTGGAGCGCTGGCTCGGCGGCAACGACGCGCTCTTCCTCTGGCGCGACCGCGCGGCCCCCTTCGTCGTGCTGCCGCTGCATGTCTGGCTCGAGATCGCCGGTCGCAGCGTGCGGTGCGCCGAGCCCGGCGCAGTCGGCGGGCAGACGCCGTGACCCCGAGCACCGTCGCGCGCCTGCGGACCGTCCGCGACGCCCTCCGCTGCCTGGCCGGCGCCGCGCTGCTGGCCGGCGGCTTCGTCGCGCTCTGCCGGCTCGCCGATCTGGCGACAGTCCCATGAACACCACCGCTGCAACCGAGGGGACGAGCATGACCAACCGAACCACGCTGGCGCAGCTGCGCGAGATGGACGCCGGGCAGGCCGCAAGCCTGCCCGTCGATCGTCTGGCGTTGCTGCTCGACGAGGTCGCGGCGCTGAAGGCCGACGCCAAGCACCTCGCCGACCTGCTGCACGACGCGTTGCACACCCGCTACGGCGCCCTCGCCGCTGCGGTGCGTCGCGCCGAGGGCAAGGACACCGGCCGTGCCCGCATCGCCGACGAGGGCTTCGAGGTCGTCGCCGACCTGCCGAAGAAGGCGGCCTGGGACCAGCCGAAGCTGGCCGTGGCGGTGGCCACGATCCGCGGCTGGGGCGAGGACCCCGCCGACTACGTCACCACCGAGATCCGCGTGCCGGAGAGCCGCTTCACGGCCTGGCCGCCGCGCATCCGGGCCGTGTTCGAGCCGGCGCGCACCGTCGCCACCGGCCGCCCCTCCTACACCCTCGAACCGAAGGACGCTGCCTGATGGCGCACGAGCTCCGCATCCAGGTCGCCATCCCGCTCGACGGCGACGCCATGGCGCGCGCCAAGGACGTCGCCGCCTTCGAGCCGACGCTCGACGCCTTTGCTGAGGCGGTCGCGCGCGCCGGTGGCGACATCACGGTCGACGTTGTGAAGGCCAAGCCGCGCGCTTCGAAGGGGGAGGCGCACTGATGGCGATCTCCCTCCGATCGCTGCGGCGCGGCGGTGAGACGCGCCCGCCGCGGATCCTCGTCTACGGCGTGGCCGGCGTCGGCAAGACCCAGCTCGCCGCCGACGCGCCGAACCCGGTCTTCCTGCAGACCGAGGACGGCCTCGGCCGGATTGACGCCGCGACCTTCGGGCTGCTGCGCAGCTTCGACGCAGTGATGGAGGCGCTCGGCAGCCTCTACACCGAGGAGCACGACCACCAGACCGTGGTGCTCGACAGCCTCGACTGGCTGGAGCCGCTGGTCTGGCAGCACACGGCGCAGACCCACAACCAGCCGGACATCGAGTCCTTCGGCTACGTCAAGGGCTACCTCGCCGCGCTCGACACCTGGCGGGGCTTCCTCGACGGCGTGAACGCGCTGCGCGACGAGCGTGGCATGGGCGTGATCCTGATCGCCCATGCCGAGATCCGGCGCTTCGACAGCCCCGAGACCGAGCCCTACGACCGCTACCAGCCGAAGCTGCACCGCAGCGCCTCCGCGCTGGTGCAGGAGCATGTCGATGCCGTGCTCTTCGCGAACTACCGCGTCAGCACGCTGAAGTCGGATGTCGGCTTCAACAAGAAGGTGGTCCGCGGCGTCAGCGGCGGCGACCGCCTGCTGCACACCGCCGAGCGGCCGGCTTTCCTCGCGAAAAACCGCTTCGGCCTGACCGAGACGCTGCCGCTGTCCTGGCCCGAGCTCGCCGCCGGCATCCCCTTTTACGCGGCGCCGCCGGGCGCCGCCCCCGCCTCCACCACCGAAGCCCGGAGCTGACCCATGGCCTCCCTGAACGGAACCTTCGACGCGACCGAAGTCGCCCCCGCCGTCCCGCTCGAGGTGCTGCCGCCCGGCAAGTACCTCGCGCATCTGATCGAGAGCGAGATGCTGCCGACCAAGGCCGGCGACGGGCAGCTCCTGAAGCTGGTCTTCGAGGTGCTGGAGGGGCCGGCCGCCCGCCGGAAGATCTTCGACCAGCTGAACCTGGTGAACCGCAACGAGCAGACGGTCGAGATCGCGCAGCGCACGCTGTCGGCCATCTGCCACGCGGTGGGCCAGGTGCATGTCAGCGACAGCGAGCAGCTGCACTTCAAGCCGCTGATCGTGACGCTGAAGGTCGAGCCGGCCGGCAACGACAAGTACGGCGTCTACCGCGAGGCGCGGAACAAGGTTGCCGGCTACTCGGCCGCCAACGCCGGTGCGGCCACCGCCACCGCCTCGCGCCCGGTCACCCCGGGGCCCCGTCCGGCAGCCGCGGCACCCCCACCCGCTGCGCGCACCGGCGCCGCGGCGACCCCGCCCTGGCGCCGCAATGCCTGATCACCCGCCGGCAGGCCTCCCGCCTGCCGGCTTGCCTTCCTCCATCCAGGATGAGGTCATGGCTGTCCTTCCTCCGCCCGCATGTCCCACTGTCACCGCCATCTACGCCGCCTACGAGTCCGCGGCCGACAGCGGGTACCGCGCGCATCTCGGCGCATCGCTGATCGGCGCCGAGTGCGAGCGGGCGATCTGGTACTCCTTCCGCTGGGCAACGCGGGCCCGGCACACCGGCCGGCTGCTGCGGCTGTTCGAGACCGGCAATCTGGCCGAGGCGCGCTTCGTGGCCGACCTGCGCCGGATCGGCGTGACGGTCCTCGACGTGGATCCCGCGTCGGGACGCCAGTGGAACCTGCGTGACGCCTCCGGCCACTTCGGCGGCAGCATGGACGCGGTGGCGATTGGGCTGCCCGAGGCGCCGGCCACCTGGCACGTGTGCGAGTTCAAGACGCACAGCGCGAAGTCCTTCGCCAAGCTCAAGGTCGAGGGCGTCGCCGCCTCCAAGCCCCTGCACTGGGCGCAGATGCAAGCGTATATGCAGCTCGCCGGCCTCGAGCGGGCCCTCTACCTGGCGGTCTGCAAGGACACGGACGAGCTCTACCAGGAGCGCATCCGCCACGATGCCGAGGCAGGACTGCGCATCCTGGCCAAGGCGGAGCGCATCATCGGCGCAGCCCGGCCGCCGGCCCGCATCAGCCAGGACCCGGCCTGGTGGCAGTGCCGGTTCTGCGACCACCACGCCGTCTGCCATGCCGGTGCGGCGCCGGAGCGGCACTGCCGGTCCTGCCTGCACGCCTCACCGGTGGAGGGCGGCGACTGGCACTGCGCCCGGCACGCCGCGCCGCTCGACCGCCGCGCCCAGGAGGCCGGCTGCGCGGCCCATCTCTTCCTGCCGGATTTCGTAGCGGCCGAGCAGATCGATGCCGGCGAGGACTGGGTCAGCTACCGACTGCCGGACGGCACCGTGTGGCGAGACGGGGTGCCGGCTGCGCCCCTGGCAAGTGTGGTGTTCCCTCAGCCGTGCAGGGTCTGCGGCAGCACGACCTATCGTGTCGGGCCTGGGAAGGGGCCGCATATCGCCGAGCTGATCTGCGCCGACTGCGGTGGCAGCCGGCGCTGGCTGAGCAAAGCGGACGCCGCGGGCATGGGGATCGCGGCATGACCCTGTCGCTTCGCCCCTATCAGCGCGCCGCCATCGAGGCACTCTACGACTACTTCTCGGCCAGCAGCGGCAACCCGCTGGTCGTGATGCCGACCGGCACGGGCAAGAGCCTCTGCATCGCAGGCTTCACGCGCGAGGCGATCGCCGCCTTCGGCGACACCCGCGTCCTGATCCTCACCCACGTGAAGGAGCTCATCCAGCAGAACTTCATGGCGCTGCTCCGCGCCTGGCCTGAGGCGCCGGCTGGCATCTACTCGGCCGGGCTGTCGCGCCGCGACATCCACGCGCAGATCCTGTTCGCCGGCATCCAGTCCATCCACCGCCACGCGCGGCAGGTGCAGCGCTGCGACCTGGTGCTGATCGACGAGGCGCACCTGCTCGGCCGCGGCGACAGCGGCATGTACCGCTCCTTCCTGGCGCAGCTGAACGAGATCAACGCCGGCCTGCTGAAGGTCGTCGGCTTCACGGCCACCCCCTACCGGCTCGACAGCGGCATGCTGCACGAGGGCAAGGACCGGCTCTTCACTGACATCGCCTTCCAGGTGCCGGTGCTGGAGATGATCCAGCAGGGCTATCTCTGCCCCGTCGTCCCGAAGCAGACCGAGACCCAGCTGGATGTGGGCGGCGTCGGCACCCGCGGCGGGGAGTTCATCCCCAAGGACCTCGAGGCGGCGGTCGACCGCGACGAGGTCACGCGCGCCGCGGTGGCCGAGATCGTCCAGCACGGCGAAGGCCGCGGCTCCTGGCTGGTCTTCTGCTCCGGCGTGGCCCATGCCCGCCACGTGCGCGACGCCATCCGCGAGCACGGCATCTCGGCCGAGACCGTCACCGGTGACACGCCCGGGCCCGAGCGGGACGGCATCCTGGCCGCCTTCAAGGCGGGGCGGCTGCGCTGCGTCACCAACGCCAATGTGCTGACCACCGGCTTCGACGCGCCTGGCACCGACCTCATCGCGCTGCTGCGCCCCACGAAGAGCGTCGGCCTTTACGTCCAGATGGTCGGCCGCGGCACGCGCCTCGCCGAGGGCAAGGATGACTGCCTGGTGCTGGACTTCGCCGGCAACACGGCGCGGCACGGCCCGATCGACACCGTGGACGGCCGAAAGAAGGAACCAGCCGGCGATGGCGAGGCACCGATCAAGGTCTGCCCGGAATGCCAGACCATCAACCACGCCAGCGCGCGGCACTGCATCGATTGCGACCATGAGTTCCCACCGCCGGTCGTGAAGGTGGCGCCGCAGGCGGCGTCGAACGCACTGCTGTCGACGCAGATCCAGCCGGTCTGGTGCGACGTGACCGGCATCACCTATGCGCGCCACGACAAGCCTGGGAAGCCCGCTTCGCTGCGGGTGACATACGAATGTGGCCTCGCGCGCCACAGCGAATGGGTCTGCTTCGAGCATACCGGCTTCCCGCGGGACAAGGCCGTGGGTTGGTGGCGGCGGCGTGCCGGCAATCTGCCGCCACCCGCGACAGTGGATGCCGCGCTCGAACAGCTGGACCAGCTGCGTCGTCCCATCGCGATCCAGGTGCGGCCGGCGAGCCAGTACACCGAGATCACCGCCGCGAGGTTCGTGTGAGATGCGCCGCCTGCCGCCTCCGCACCGCCCGCGGCTTCGGCTGGTTCGATCCGCGCGTGCGGACCAGCCTGCCACTGCCAGCCTGTTCCATGCGCTGCATGAGCGCGCTCTGCCGGAGGTGGGGCGTGGTTGATCCCGACGAGCACGAGATCGCCGCCATAGCGGCTGCCAGCCCCATGGCGGGCGAATACCTGGAAAGCATCGGCAAGACCGATCTCGCGGTGCTGACCGAGGCCGAATGGCTGACACTGCTGGAGGTGATCATCACCGCCTACCAGGATGAACTCGCTCGCTTGCTGGATCAGGGACGGCACCCGGCGCCACCGCTCGCTGCTGGTGGCCGGCCGTGAGCGGCGTCACCTCTGCCCGCGAGGTCGCGCGCCGGCTCGGCCTCTCGCACACCGCCATTCAGAACGCCGAACGTGCTGGACGCATCGCGCGGGAAGAGGACGGAAGCTGGGACGTGGAGAGCGTCCAGCGAGGTCTATCGGGAAAGTCACCTCGCAAGCGTCACGCCAAAGCTGATGTAGCGCCAGATCAGGACGGCGCCGCAGATGATGCTCCCCGCCCAGTCGGTGTAAGCGGTATCGCCTCGACCCGCGAGCTTGCCCGCCGCCTTGGCTGCTCCCACACCTCCCTGCAGAAGGCAGAGCGATCCGGCCGCATCGCGCGGGAACCGAATGGCCGCTGGGATGTGGAGAAGGTGCGCGCGGGCCTCAAAACGCGGGCCGCCCCCACGCAGCGTGCGCCACACGGCTCGCGGGGGCCGTGGGCCAAGCCTGCGCAGTACTTCGCCAAGCTCGACACGGACATCATCGGCCCGGTCCGCAACATCCATACGGAGCTTGAATCTGCACGTCGCGCGCTCCAGCGCGCTGCCGAGCAGATTGCCGCCCTCTATCCCGAAATTCTTCGTCTGGAGCGCGCCTGCGACGCGGCCATTGCCGCGCAGGAGCGTGGCAGCGAATGACAGACGCTCCCTCCTTCATGGCCGACTACGGTGAGCGCCTGGTCGACAACGGCTATTCGGTCATCCCCATCATGCCGGGCACGAAGGTGCCGGGGCGGTTCACCGGGGGGGAATGGTCGCCCTATCCCGACTGGACCCGGCATTGCGACCGGCCGACGAAGCCCTTCGAGGTGGACATCTGGCGCCGCTGGCCAGGCTGCGGCGTAGGCATCGCCACCGGCGCCGTGGTGGGCATCGACATCGACATCCTGGACGGCGCGTTGGCCATCCAGATCGCCGAGCTCGCCACCTCCATGCTGGGCGACACCCTCTGCCTGCGCATCGGCCGTGCCCCCAAGCGGCTGCTGGTCTATCGCGCCGCCACCCCCTTCGCAGGCCGGAAGCGCCATCCCCTCGAGCTGCTGGCCCACGGCCAGCAATTCGTCGCCTACGCCGTGCACCCGGACACCGGTCGCCCCTATGAATGGCCGGAGGACAGCCTGGTGGAGCTGCCGCTGTCCCGGCTGCCGGTGGTGGATGAGGCCAGTTGCGCAGCTTTCCTGGACGCTGCCTGGGCGCTCGTGCCGGACGAGGTCCGGGTCAACTCGATCCTGGCGGACGTACCGACCAGTACCTGGCGCGGTCCCAGCGACCCGAAGGGCACGCGGGACGCCATCGCCGCGGCGCTGGCTTGGCTGCCGAATGAGGACCTGCCGGGCAACGAATGGATCACCGTCGGCGCCGCCATCAAGGCCGCGATCGGCGAGGAGGGGCGCGACCTCTGGCTCGACTGGTCGCGGCGGTCCGGGAAGTCGGGCCAGTCAGGCCGATCGGACACCCCCGAGCGGCGCTGGGCCTCGCTGCGGCCGCACAGCGTCGGCGCGGGGAAGATCTACTGGCTGGCCGAGCAGCGCGGCTGGGTGCCGGATCCGGCGCTGACGCTGAACGGCACGGCAGCCGAGCAGGCGGCACAGCCGCATCCCGCGGCGGGCCTCCTGGCGAAGGTCGCGGTCGCTCCGCTGCCGATCGCGCCGCCACCGAAGCCCTATCGCGTCCCGCCCGAGCTGCTGCAGGTGGATGGCGCGCTGCGCATGTTCGTGGACTACGCCACCGCCAGCGCGGTGAGCCCGCAGCCGTTCCTATCCCTCGGTGCCGCCATTTGCCTGGTGGGCGCGATCGCCGGCCGCCGGTATCGCACGCCGACCGACCTGCGGAGCAACGTCTACGCCATCGGGATCGCCGACAGCGGTGGCGGGAAGGACCACGCCCGGCGATGCGCGAAGCGCGCGATCTACGCCGCGGGCCTGGACCGATACCTTGGCGGCGAGGATCTCGCCTCGTCGGCGGGGCTGCTCACGTCGCTGCAGCGGCATCCCGCCCGCCTGTTCCAGGTGGACGAATTCGGCCAGTTCCTGAAGCTGGTCCTGAACCAGCGCGCGCCGGCGCATAAGGCGGCGATCTGGTCCGAACTGACGAAGCTCTATACCTCGGCAGCCGAGCCCTACATCGGCGCCGAGTACGCCGACCAGAAGGCGCGGCCGCGCGTCACCATCGAGCAGCCCTGCGCCTGCATCTGGGGCGTCACCGTCCCGGGGCCATTCTGGTCGGCGCTGGAGGGGGGCGCGCTAGCAGACGGCTCTATCGCCCGCTTCCTGGTCTTCCTGACCGACGAGGACTACCCGGAGCGCAATGAAACGCCGGCGTCGATGGACCCGCCGGCCGATCTCGTCACCGCCATCAAGGCGATCGCCCGCGGCGTGCCCGGGCACAGCCACGGCGGCAATATCGCCGACGCGATGGAGGCATCAGCGCCCATCCACGCCTACACCGTGCCGCTCAGCGCGGACGCCCAGGCGGCCATGGCGGTCGTCCGGCGAGAAGCTACCGACCTGCTGCGCTCGCACCGCGGGACCTACGCGACCGCCCTGTTCGGCCGCTATGCCGAAAACACCGCGAAGCTGGCCATGATCGCCGCCGTCAGTCGCGAGCCGACGCGGCCGGTGACGGAGGCGGGAGACGTCGCCTGGGCGTCCCGCCTGGTCGAGCACTGCGTCGCCACGATGCTCCGCGAGGCCGAGCGCCGGGTCTCCGACAACGACACGGAGGCCAAGCACAAGCGGCTGCTGGAGATCATCCGCGAGGGCGGGCGCCAGTCGCGCAGCGACGTCACGCGGCGCTCGCAATTCCTGTCGCGCCGCGAGCGGGAGGAGATCCTCGCCTCGCTCGTCGAGGCGGGACTGGTCGTCGCCGAGCAGGAGTCCGGCGCGACGAAGCCGAGCACCTTCTACACCGCGGTCGCGCCGAGCCGACCGCCGCTCTTCACGGAGATCCCGCGATGAAGAATCTCGTCGGCATGAACAATCTCCTGGCCGAAACCCCAGGCGGGAGGCCGGCTCGCGGCGGATCTTCAATAATTCAATTTTTCCCGCGCACACGCGACTGGACACCCGCGCGCGCCCTCGGGCTCGGAGAGAGACCCATTGAATTATCATTATTATTGAATTTTCTCCCCTCCCCAGGGGACGCCCGCGCGCTCGCGCGCCAGGCAACGGCCCGCGCATGACGCTGCCCGGCGCACCACGCTCGCCGAGGTCCTCGCTCGACCGCGGCACCCGCAGCCCGACCACCACGCCCGAGATGGAGATGCTGCGCCGCCGCGTCTGGCAGCAGCAGGGCGTCGTCTCGCTGCACCTCGAGGACATCACCGACCCCTGGCTGCGCCAGGCGGTCCAGAACGAGGCCGTGCGGCGCTGGGGCCCGCGGCGGCAGGAGAACCCCCATGGCCGGTAAGCGGAAGGCGAAGACCCCGAAGCGGGACGAGGCGCTCGGCCCGTCGAAGTGGCGGCTGCAGCACGGCGGCTTCTCGGAGCCGATCCGGGACGCCGACCCCGAGACCGGCAGCCCGGTCCAGCATCGCCGCGCCGTGGACACGCTCGGGCTGATGCTCGCCAACGGCACCGTGACGCCGCAGATGCATGAGGCGGGATGCATCTTCAGGACGCTGTTCCGCAGCGCCGCAATCGACAGCATGTCCACCTCACAGCTGATCCGACTGCCTGGTGCCACGGCGGACGGCATCTCGAACCGCCAGCTCGAGGCCCGGCGGCGCGTTGCCAATGCCATCGACGCATTGGGCGGGCATGAGAGCCCGGCGGGCTCCTGCGCCTGGTTCGTCGTGGGGCTCGAGTTCTCGGTGCGCGAATGGGCCATGCGGCAGGGCTGGGCTGGTCGCACGGTGCATGGTCCGGTGGCACAGGGCATCCTCGTCGGCGCCCTGGGCACGCTGGCCATGCACTTCGGGCTCGTGCCCCGGCAGCGGGCGGCGTGACGCGTGGCGGCGTCACTCGGAGCCGAGGATGTACGCCACGGCCTCGGCGATCAGGGTGAACGGCAGCGCAGGGTGGTGCGCCAGGACAGCTTCGCGCACCGCCCGGCCGCCGGCGTCGCCCGGCCGGGGGAAGGCCCCTGGCCGACATCGGGCGGCCCGTACAGCAGTCAGCGCGGCATCGCTCAGCCATGGCGGCTGGGGACATGGCGGGGCGCCGTCGGACATGGCCGACGATAGCTCCCCCTTGGAGAACAAGAAAAGAACACGCTACCAGGCGCGGGAACCAAAAGGAGCTGACGCCATGGCCGCTCGCAGGCCTGCACGGGTGCGTGCCGTTGATGCGGCCATCGCCCGCCTAATGGCGCTCGCGGCGAAGGGCGTGCAGCCGCCCCGCATGGCGCGCGAGGTCGAGGTGATCGTCGCCGAATGGCTGCGCGCGCCGGAGGCCGACCCGTCCGAAGCGAAGGGCTGGCTCGACGAACTGCGCGAGCAGATCGCCATCGGCGTAGGCGATGCCGAGGAGCAGGTTTCCGACATCGACAGCAGCGAGCCAGCCGCGGTGAAGCAGGCACAGGCCACATTGGCTGCGCTGGTCGCCACGCGGGACGCCGCGGAACGTGCGCGTGCTGCTGTCCGTAGCTGAGCGGCCGGGCTGCACTCTCGCGGGCCCTGACACGCCCCTTCGTCTCGGCTGATGAGCTGACGCTGAGCAGACCGCTTGTTGCCCCAGCAGGTGCCAAGGAAGGGGCGTTACTTGATGGTCACCGGCCGCTTCCTGAGCGGCTTGCCGATCGCGTCCTCGGGCTTCGTGAGCGCCGCGTCGATGAGGTGCCACGCGCCGAGGAACTCGGTGCCGCGCACCTTCCCGATGTCGAGGATGGCCCTCGTGTTGTAGCGCTTCCCACGCTTCCTCACCTCTGCGGGCGGAAGGACGTAGTAGGTCGGCGGCTCGTCGAGGCCGTTGAGAATCACGCAGACGTAGATCACACCGTCCAGAATTCGCGAGAGATCAGGATTGAGCGGCCATCCGACGTTCCTCTTGTGGGCGATGGCCTTCACCTGGATGCAGATCGCCCGGCCGTCCTTCTCGGCGAAAAGGTCGACGGCCTTCGCGTTGCCCATGGTCAGGGAGACCGAGTAGCCACGTTTCGCAAGTTCGGCCGCGACGAACATTTCGCCCGCGATGTGTGTGTTCGTGCCGCTCGCGCGCGGCTTCTTGGGGGCCGCCGCGGTGGGCGCTTTCTGCTCCATGTCTAGGCTCCAGAGAACCTGCTCGGACGGTCGCGCGTCAGCCAATGCGCAGGGTCAACCCGCTGACCACTGGGCCGGCCAATCGGCCGAGCCACCAACGCCATATCAGCCGGGCGGCCCTGTTACAATTCACCCCGTGGCGGCACGTGAATCGTTGGTGGTAGGTCTCAGGAACGTCGAGATCGTGTAGCTCGACGCCGCCGCGGCTCACCAGCCACAGCGTCGCTCCATCGAGACAGTGGCTCTCGAGCCGCAGGGTCCTTCCTGGCCCAGCTGTATGCGGGGGGCGGAAGCGCGCAACATCGCTAGCGCCAGGCGGAAAATATGGGTTGCGGTTTGCAGCCTTCGCCCGCGGCTTCAAATCGATAGCTGCAAACCGACGCCGCGCCGCGGCCCTGCAAACCACCTGCAAACCGGATGGCATCATGACGCTCCCCTGGATGGCGGCGAAGATCCTGCTGCGTCCGGTGGCGGAGCTTCGCCCGCATGCCGGCAACGCCCGCGTCCACAGCCCTGAGCAGCTGGAGCAGATCAAGGCCAGCGTGATGGCCTTCGGCTTCACCAACCCGCTGCTGGTGGACGAGGACGGCGTACTGATCGCCGGCCATGGTCGCCTCGAGGCGGCGTCCGCGCTCGGCATGGCCAAGGTGCCGGTGATCGTGCTGCGGCACCTCTCCGCGGCGCAGAAGGAGGCGCTGCGGCTCGCCGACAACCGCATTGCCGAGAACGCGACCTGGGACCAGGCGCTGCTGCGTGACGCGCTGTCCAGCGTCCAGGCGGCCGAGATTGATCTCGCCGCACTCGGCTTCTCGGCGGATGAGCTCGCAGACATCCTCGCGGCGGCTGGAGATGCTGTATCCGACGGCGACGCGCCCGAGGCTCTGTCTGCGGATCCCGCCGAGGGGGGCGGTGCAGCGGGCACGGCAGGCGCCGAGGATGCGCCGGCGGACGATCCCGCCGACGCCGATCCGGAGCCGCCGCGCCAGGCCGTCACCCGTCCCGGCGATCTCTGGCTGCTGGGCGACCATCGCCTGCTCTGCGGCGACAGCACCGACGCCGCCAGCGTGGCGCGCGTCATGGGCCAGGACCGCGCCGCGCTGCTGTTCACCAGCCCGCCCTATGGGAACCAGCGCGACTACACCACCGGCGGCGGCACAGATTGGGACGCCCTGATGCAGGGCGTGTTCCAGCATCTCGACGCGTCCATGCGGCCTGACGGCCAGGTCCTGGTGAACCTCGGGCTGATCCATCGCGACAATGAATGGATCCCCTACTGGTCCGGCTGGCTGGACTGGATGCGCGCCCGTGGTTGGCGCCGGTTCGGGCTCTACACCTGGGACCAGGGGCCCGGCCTGCCCGGCGACTGGAATGGGCGCCTTGCGCCGGCCTTCGAGTTCGTCTTCCACTTCAATCGCCAGTCCCGCCAGGCAAACAAGATCGTCCCCTGCAAATGGGCTGGCACGCCGAACAAGGGTAGCGGGCTGCGCGCCGCCGACGGCACCATCTCGGAATACCAGCATGCCGGCCTGCCGGTGCAGGACTTCCGGATTCCCGACAACGTGCTCCGCCTGACCCGCCACAAGGGGCGCGGTATCGAGACCGAGCACCCCGCGGTGTTCCCGGTGGTGCTGCCCGAGTTCCTGATGCGGGCGTACACCGACGAGAGCGACGTAGTGTTCGAGCCCTTTGGCGGCTCCGGCACAACGATCCTGGCCGGCCGGCGCACCGGCCGCCGCGTGCGCGCGATCGAGCTCGCCCCGGCCTATGTCGACCTGGCGATTGCGCGCTGGCGGATGTTGCATCCCGATGCGCCTGTCATCCTGGCGGACGATGACCGCGACTATGACGCCGTCGCCGCGGCGCGGCAGGAGGTCACGGCCGATGCAGCTTGATCTCATGGTGAGCAGCGCGCCGGTCGCATCCCTCGTGCCCTATGCCGAGAATGCCCGCACGCATTCGCCCTCTCAGGTGGCGCAGATCGCAGCCTCCATCGCCGAATTCGGCTTCGTGAATCCGGTGCTGGTGGACGCCGAGAGCGTGCTGATCGCCGGCCACGGACGCGTCATGGCCGCGAAGCAGCTGGGCCTCATCTCCGTGCCGGTGCTGCGGCTTGGCCATCTCTCCCCCGCGCAGGCGCGTGCGCTGCGCCTGGCCGACAACCAGATCGCGTTGAACTCGGGCTGGGACGAGGCGCTGCTCGCCGCCGAGATTGCGCGCATCCGCGATGAGGCGGTCGTCGACCTCGACGTGCTGGGCTTCTCCGGCATGGAGCTCGACCGGTTGCTGGCCGCGGCCGATGCCGGCGTCGGCGATGATGCCGACGACGCGCCACCGCCGCCCGTGGTGCCGGTCACCCGGGCCGGCGACCTCTGGCGCTGTGGCGAGCACCGCCTGCTCTGCGGCGACGCGACACAACTGGCCGACGTGCAGCGCGCGCTCGGTGCCGGCCATTTGGCGGACATGGGCTTCGTCGATCCGCCCTACAACGTTGCCTACGAGGGCGGCACCGCCGCCAAGATGACCATTGCGAATGACGCGCTCGGCGGCAGCTTTCCGGAGTTCCTACGTCCCGCGCTGGCCAATCTGCTCTCGGTCACGAAGGGCGCCTGCTACGTCTGCATGTCCTCGTCCGAGTGGCCGACCCTGCATCGCGTCTGGCAGGAGGTGGGTGGCAAATGGTCCAGCACCATCATCTGGGCGAAGAACACCTTCGCGCTTGGCCGCGCCGACTACCACCAGCAATTCGAGGCCATGCTCTACGGCTGGAAGGCCGGCGCGCAGCACTACTGGTGCGGCGCGCGCGACCAGGGGAATGTCTGGCACTTCGACAAGCCGGCCCGCAACGACCTGCATCCGACGATGAAGCCCGTGGCGCTGGTCGAGCGCGCCATCCGCAACAGCAGCAAGCCGCGCGACACGGTGCTGGACTGCTTCGGTGGCTCCGGCACCACCATGATCGCAGCCAAGCGCACCGGGCGGCGCGCCGTGCTGCTGGAGATCGACCCCGCCTATGCCGACGTCATCGTGCGGCGCTGGCAGGAGGCGACGGGCGAAGCCGCCGTGCTGGAGGGTGACGAGCGGATCTTTGCGGACATCGCGTCGTGCCGGGCCGCCGCCGCGTCGTAGCGTGTCACCGCCAGAGTCGCCGGACGCGCAGGAAGACGCGGTATCCGATCTCCAGGACGGGAAGCACGATCGGCGATGCTGCGAGCCGCCCGGCCCATGCGAGCTTCGGGAGCTGCTGCCAGATTTCGGCGAAGGCGGCGGCACCGGACGCCAGGCTGCCGTCCGCGCGCCGTACATGCATGCGCGCCAGCGCCGCATCACGCGACAGGCCAGGACCGAGCCCGTTCGCATCGCAGGCGGTGACGTCGATGAAGTCGAGCCGTTCCGCGCCTTGGACCTTGCGGTACTGACCGATCTCGCGTGAGCAGATGGGGCACGCGCCATCGTAGTAGACGGTCGTGGTGGGTGCGGTGCTGGACGTGTTCATGCCGCAGACATGGCCCCTCGGTTGCTCTGCGCCAGGGCGCCAATCTTGGGAGCGGCGGGGATCATCTGTCGATCCGAAAAGTTAAATCAAAGCAATAAGATAACGCTGCATCTTGCTTGGCTCGTGTGCGCCACAGCGCGAATGGTCCGTCACACGCAGAGCACCCCGCCCTGCACCACGACGGAGACGACCATGACCGACCGCGAAGCCCGCGCCACCCGCAACCAGGAACGCAGCCTGGCCGCCTTCCTCGCGAAGAAGGCCGAGTTCGACGCCCTCCTCGCCGAACTCACGCAGGCCAGCGCGGACCATTTCGGCGCTGATCCGGAGACGGTGCTCTGGGGCGAAGCGGCCTGGCTTTCGGATGCCACCGCGAAGCTGAAGGACATCGCGGATCAGCATTTCCGCCGCGGCGAATACGCCTGCTGAAGCAGGCCACTCCCGCACCGCCCCGACCGGCAGCGCCGGCGGGGCTTCCGGCAGTAGGGGCCGATGACAGGCACCCGGAACCGGAGACCACCACGATGACCAAGCTTTCCGATAGCCAGCGCGTGATTCTGAGCGCCGCCGCGCAGCACGAGATGGGCCTCGCGCGCGCGCCGAAGACCCTGCCGGCCGCCGCCCGCAACGCGGTGCTTCGCAGCCTGATCAAGAACAACCTGCTCACCGAGATCAACGCCCCGCGGGAGCATGTCGGGCTCGGCTGGCGCCAGGATGACGACGGAACCTGGATCGTGGCGCGCATCACCGACGAGGGACTGCGCGCCATCGGCATCGACCCGAATGAAGGCGACGCGGCGGCCGGCGAGCCCGACTGCTCCGGCATTGAGGGCAGCGTGCCCGACACGGCGCGCACGGGCGCGGACGACGCCGCCGAGGGGGATGCCCCCGCGGAGGAAACCGAACACGCCCAGGGCTCGCCCACACCTGCCCCGCGCGCCAGCCTGCGCGACGCCGCTGCGGCGGTTCTGGCCGCCTGGGACGCCAGCCCGGCGCAGGACGCGACCGACAACCCGATCAGCCGCGCCATCGAAGTCCTCCGCGCCGCCCTCGCCGGCAAGCCCGCCCGCGTCGCGCGCGAGCCCGGCGCCCCGCGGAAGCCGCGCGAAGGCACGAAGCAGGAGCAGGTCCTCGCCCTGCTCCGCCGCGAGGAGGGCGCCACCATCGCGCAGATCTGCGAGGCCACAGGCTGGCAGGGTCACACGGTCCGCGGCTTCTTCGCGGGCCTGAAGAAGCGCCAGGGGATCGAGGTGCAGGTGCTGGAGCGCGTCCGCCAGGTCGGCCCGAACAAGGAAGGCGCCCGCGGCTCCTACACAGTCTACCACCTGCCGGCCTGACCACGGAGCCGGACACGTCGAGGGCCCGCCGCCGGACGGTAGCGGGCCCTTGCTCGTGATGACCATCACGTGCGGCGGGAGGTCGCCGCCATGCCGGAACTCACCGCCTCCACGCGCGAGGCCGCCCGTCGCCTCGGCGTCAGCGACACCGCCATCCACAAGGCCGAACGGGCTGGCCGCATCGCCCGCGAGCCGGACGGCCAGTGGGACATCGACAAGACCCGCCGCCGCCTGACTGAGACCGCCGATCCCGCCCGCTCGCCCCTGGCCAGTAGCGCCGGCGCGGATGGCACGCCGTTCGCCCGGCTGAAGGTCGCGCAGCTCGCACTGAAGGTGGAGGCGCAGCGCCTCTCGCTGGACGAGACCAAGCGCCGCCTGGTTGATGTCACCGAGGCGAATGCCGCACTCGACGAGATCGGCAGCACCATGCGCGACGCGCTGCTGAACTGGCCGGCCCGCGTCGCCGGCCTGATCGCCGCCGAGATCAGCGTCGACCCACATTTGCTGCAGACCATCCTGCAGAGCCACATCAACGACCTGCTGACGGAGGCGGCCGATCGCTTCGATCCAGCAGGCCTCGGAGGGGACCGGTCTCCGCAGCCGTGAGCATGTGCGCCGCCGCGTCGGCGCCATGCTGCGTCCACCGCCGCAGCTCACCGTCTCGGAATGGGCCGAGCGCCACCGCATGCTGGGCAGCCGCGCCTCGGCCGAACCGGGCCCCTGGCGGACCAGCCGCACGCCCTACCTCAAGGACGTGATGGACGCGCTGTCGGCGGTGCACCCCGCCCGGCGCGTCGTCTTCATGAAGGGCGCTCAGGTCGGCGCCACCGAGAGCGGCAACAACTGGCTCGGCTACATCATGCACCACGTGCCGGCACCCGCCCTGGCGGTGCAGCCGACCGTGGAACTGGCCAAGCGCTTCTCGCGCCAGCGCATCGACCCGCTGCTGGAGGAAACGCCGGCGCTGCGGGAGCGCGTCGCCCCGGCTCGTGCCCGCGACAGCGGCAACACGATGCTGTCGAAGGAATTCCCCGGCGGCATCCTCGTGCTGACCGGCGCGAACAGCGCGGTCGGGCTGCGCTCGATGACCGCGCGGTTCCTGTTTCTCGACGAGGTGGATGCCTATCCCGGCGACGTCGCCGGCGAGGGTGATCCCATCGCGCTCGCCGAGGCGCGCGCCCGCACCTTCGGCTGGCGGCGCAAGGCCTTCCTGGTCAGCACGCCGACCATCTCTGGCCGCAGCCGGATCGAGCGGGAGTATCTGGCCAGCGACCAGCGCCGGTTCTTCGTGCCGTGCACGGAATGCGGGGAGATGCAGTGGCTGCGCTTTGAGCGGCTGCTCTGGGAGAAGGGTGCGCCGGAGACGGCGCGGTATCACTGCGCGGCCTGCGACCACCCGATGCAGGAGCACGACAAGACCGCGATGCTCGGCGGCGGGGAGTGGCGCGCGATGGCCGAGGGCCAGGATCCGCACACCATCGGCTTTCACATCTCGGCGCTCTACTCGCCGGTGGGCTGGCTGTCCTGGGCGCAGATCGCCCGGGATTGGGAGGCCGCCCAGGGCAAGCCCGAGGACATCAAGACTTTCAAGAACACCGTGCTCGGCGAGACCTGGCAGGAGCAAGGCGAGGCGCCGGATTGGGAGCGCCTGGTCGAGCGCCGTGAGGATTTCCGGATGGGCGTCGTCCCGCCCGGCGCGCTGGTGCTGACCGCCGGCGTGGACGTCCAGGACGACCGCCTGGAATGCGACGTCTGGGGGTGGGCCGAGGGCTTCTCCTCCTGGCTCGTCGACCACGTGGTGATCCCGGGCAGCCCGCGGGACCGGGAGCCTTGGGATGAGTTGGCCCGCCTCCTAGGCCGCGACTGGCCGCGGCACGGCGGCGGCGCGATGCGCATCGCGAGGCTCTGCGTCGACACCGGCGGCCGCGACACCGCCGCGGTTTATGGCCACCTGCGGCGCCTCCGGGATCCGCGCATCGCGCCGACCAAGGGGATCGACGGCTGGAACCGGGCGCAGCCCGTCCAAGGCCCGACGCCGGTGGACGCGCTGGTCAACGGTCAGAAGCTCCGCCGCGGCCTGAAGCTCTGGACCGTCTCGGTCTCGACCTGGAAGGCGGATCTCTATCGCCGGCTCTGGCTCGGCCGCGGCGATGCCGAGGAGTTGCCGCCCGGCTGGGTGCATCTGCCGCGCGCGATCGACGTCGAATGGATCAAGCAGCTGGTCGCCGAGCAGCTGCGCACCACGAAGGATCGCCGCGGCTTTGCCCGTCAGGAATGGGCCAAGCTGCGGGAGCGGAACGAGGCGCTGGACTGCGCCGTGCTGGCGCGCGCGGCGCTCTGGCTGATCGGCGCCGATCGCTATGGCGAGCAGTTCTGGGCACGGCTGCGGGCTGAGGCGGCGGATGCGCCGCTCACCGCATCACCATCGCCAGCACCCGCGGCGGCACCGGCAACAGCGCCAACCCAGGTCGTATCTGACACGCAGCGCCCGCGTGGCTGGCTCGCGCCACGCAATGGCTGGCTTCGCTGAAGGAGGACGTGATGGACCCCACCGTCCTCGCCTGGGCGCTGGCCCAACCCGCTGGCACCCGTGCCGCCGTGCTCGCCGCCGCCTTCACCGGCGGCACCACGCGCGTGACCTTCGACGGACGCACCGTGGAATACCGCTCTCTGGATGAGCTCGGCCGCGCGCTATCCGTCCTGCACGCTGCGGAGAACACCGCCGCGCGCCGCCCCAGCGTGACCTTCGCCAGCTTCTCCCGCGAGGGAACCAGGTGATGGGCCGCCTTCGTGATGCCTGGTACGCGCTCCGGGGTTATGCCGCCGCCCAGGACAGCCGCGCCTCGAGCTGGGCTGCTTCCGGCAGCAGCGCCACGGCGGAGGTCGGTGCTGCGGCGCCCACCGTCGCGCGCCGCGCCCGCGACGCCGTGCGCAACGACCCCTACGCGGCCCGCATCGTCGATCTCTGGACCGGGAACGCGGTGGGAGCCGGCATCACCACCCGCTGGCCAGACAAGCCGCATGCCGAGGCCTGGCGCCGCTGGTCGGACAGCACGGCCTGTGACGCCGAGGGGCGGCTCGACCTCTACGGCCTGCAGGCGCTGGTCATGCGCGCGGTGGTCGAGAGCGGTGAGTGCTTCGTCCGGCTGCTGCCCGCCGCCATCACACCGACCAACCCGATCGGCCTGCGGCTCCAGGTGCTGGAGAGCGATCACCTCGACACCGCCCGCAACGGGGTAGTCGAGGGCCTGCCCACGCTGCAGGGCATCGCCCTTGGCGACGCTGGCGAGCCCGCCGCCTACTGGCTGCACCGCATCCACCCCGGCGCCTCCTGGCTGACCCCCTCGGGCGGTCGGCTCACCAGCGAGGCGGTGCCGGCCCGCGACGTGCTGCACATCTACCGCAAGCGCCGCCCCGGCCAGCTGCGCGACGTGTCCTGGCTGGCGCCGGTGCTGACCCGGCTGCGCGACCTCGGCGATTACGAGGCTGCCCTGCTCATGAAGGCGAAGATTGAGGCCTGCCTGGCCGCGGTCGTCTCGGAGGATGGCGACGAGGCCATGACCGGCCCGGCGTCGGGCCTGCTGCGCGACGCCCAGGGCCGGACGGTCGAGAGCTTCGAGCCCGGCATGATCTTGTACCGCAGGGGCATGGGCTCGGTGGAGGTGGTCAATCCGAGTGGGGGTGGATCGCATGCCGCCTTCGCGCGGCGCGCGCTGGAGGCTTCCGCGGTCGGCACCGGCCTCACCTACGACCAGGTCGCCGGCGATCTCACTCAGGCGAACTACTCCAGCCTGCGCGCCGGCAAGATCGAGTTCCGCCGCCTGTGCGAGCAGGTGCAGTACGGCATGCTCATCCCGATGCTGGTGCGGCCGATCGCGGACCGCTTCCACGCGCAGGGCGCGCTGCTCGGGCTCTGGGGTGCTGACGTGCCTGAGGGCCTGTCGCACGTCCCCCCGGCGCACGAGATGATCGATCCGCTCAAGGACACCACGGCGCTCATTGCGCAGGTGCGCGCGGGCTTCGTGCCGCAGCCCGAGGCGGTCGGCGCCTTTGGCTACGACTTCCGCCAGGTCGTCGAGATGATCCGCGAGGCCAATGCCCTGCTCGATGAGGCGGGCCTCTCGCTCGACAGCGATCCGCGCCGCGTCGCCAAGTCCGGCGCGGCCCAGGACGCCGCCCAGCTCACCGCCATCGAGATCGCCGCCACCGGTGCCGCATCGCCCCGTGCTGATGCACCGGCCGATGCGGGCGCCGCCCCCAATCCAGGAGCTTCCCCATGATCCCAGGCGGCTATGACTGGGCCGACGACATGCTCCGGGTCAAAAGCATGCGCCGGCGCTTCCGCGACAATTTTGGTGGCGACGCGATCAACCCGACCCGCTGGGAGGTGCTCTCCACCGGCAGCGGCATGACGCTGTCCGTGGCGAACGGCACCGCGCTGATCTCCACCGGCACGACGTTGGATGACGAGCTGGTCCTGCTCAGCCGCCAGAGCTTCATGTTGCCGCTGCGGGCGATGGTGGCGCTGAACCTCAGTCAGCGCATCGCCGGCCAAACCGCCTGGCTGGAACTCACCAGCGTCACGCCAGAAACAGGCGTGCCCGACGAGCGCAACATCGTCGCCTGGCGCCTGGACGGAATCAGCGCGACCCTGGCGAACTACGAGGTCGGCAGCGATGCAGCGCCGCGGCTCGGCACCGCCTCCGGTGTCACTATCCCCACCACCGCGCCGGCCGGCTGGTCGGTGCTGGAGCTCGAGCCCAACAGCGACGAATGCTACTTCCACGGCCGCGCGCTCGACGGCACCGGCCTGCGTGCCAACTCCTACGCCCGCCAGCAACAGCTGCCCGACCCCTCGGCGCTGTATCGCCTTCGCATCCGCGTGCGGAACCGGCAGATCTTCCATGGCATCTCGGCGGTGGCGAACAACGGCAGCGGCGCAGTGCGCATCACCCGCGCCGCGCATGGCTATGCGACCTCGGATTCCGTGACGGTGGCCAATGTCGCCGGCGTGCCGGGGGCGAATGGCACCTTCACCATCACGGTCATCGACGCGAGCAACTTCGACCTGATCGGGTCGAGCTTCACCGGCGCCTATGTGAATACCGGCTGGGCGACGATCAGTCGCAACCTGGCGCCGGCCTCGAACACCGACCTGCGGCTGCAGTTCGTCTCGATCTCCGACTATGCCGAGCTCACCACCGCCATCACCGCCGGTCGCGCAAACGCGGTCGCCGGCCAGGGTATCGGGGTCAACGTGCTCAGCGCCGCCGCCCCCGCGCTCAGCGTGGTCGGCGGCCAGGCGCGCAACACGGCGGGTGCCGTGCCGGTGCTGGCGGCCACGGGCTATTCAGCGAACCCCGTGGCAGTGACGACAGCGCGCGGTGTCGACCTGCTGGCGACGCTGATCGGTGCGATCGTCACCAAGCCCTATGCCATCCCCGAGGCCGACTGGACCTATGCGGGCCCGCTGGCCGGCATCGCCACCGGCAGCGACACCGCGGTGCAGGCCGCGGGCGGTGCTGGCATCCGCCGCTACGTGACCGGGATGCAGGTACAGAACGCCAGCGCCACGGCCACGGAGTTCCAGATCCGCGACGGCACCACGCCGGTCTGGCGCGCGCTGCTGCCGGCCAATCTCGGCCCCACCAACATCGACTTCCCGACCCCGCTCCGCACCACCGCGAATGCCGCACTGAACATCCAGGCGCTGACGGCCGGCGCGGTGGTGATCGCTAACCTCCAGGGCTTCACGGCGCCCTAAGCCCAGGACCTTCCTCATGACAGAACCGATCGAACCGGCGGGGCCCAGCCCCGCGCCGGATCCCGACGCTGCGCCCGATCGACTTCCCACCGCTGGGCAATCGATCGTGGCCTGCCGCGCCCTGGCGGCGCCCGTTACGGTCAATCGCGCGGCCCGCACCGTCGGGGTGGTTTGGAGCACTGGCGCCCGCGCCCGCAACTTCGTCCCGCCGCTCGGTCCCATCATCGAGGAGCTCGATATGCGGCCCGAGGCGGTGCGCATGGATGCGCTGCGCTCGGGTCGGGCGCCCGTGCTGGACACACACCGCCGTGCCGGCACACGCGATGTGCTGGGCCGCGTCACCGCGGCCCGCCTCGAGGCCGGCCGCGGCTACGCCACGCTTCAGTTCAGCGGCGCCGATGACGTGGAGCCGGTCTGGCAGCGGGTCGCCGACGGGACGCTGCAGTCTGTCAGCGTCGGCTACCGGGTGCATCGCTACGAGCCCCGGCCCGATGCCGCCACCGGCCAGACCATCCACCGCGCGGTGGATTGGGAGCCCTACGAGATCTCGATCGTGCCCGTCCCCGTCGACGGCCTGGCCGTGATCCGAGGCGAGGGGGACCAGGGCACCTCCGACACCGCCATCGAACCCGCCCTGACCGAAGAACCCACCATGCCCGAGACGACGCCGGCTTCGCCGGATCCCGCGCCGGCGCCGCCGGCGCCGCCCGTCGCACACACGCCCCAGGAGATCCCCGTGACCACCGCACCCGCCACCCCGCCCGAGCCGATCGGTGCCGCACTGCCGACTCCAGACCTCGACGCCATCCGTGCCGAGGCGGACCGCGCCGCGGTCGAGCGCATCGCCGCCTACGAGCCGGTGCTCGCCGGCGCCCGTGGCCTGGTGACCCCCGACATGCTCGACACCATGCGCGAGGCCGCCATCCGCGACCGCATCTCGCCCGAGGTGCTGCGCGGCCGCCTGTGGGACGTCTTCGCACAGAACGCGCCGCGGCCCTCCCTCCCGGCGCGTCCCGAGACCGGCCCGGGCAACGACGATCCGGCCAGCCTGCTCGACGCCATGGCTGAGGCGCTCGCCGCCCGCTCCATGCCCGGCTACCAGGTGCCCAGCACTGGCCCTGGCGCCGGCCGCCACGTCGAGTTCATGGGCTGGCGCCCCTCCGACATGATGGGCGAACTGCTTCGCGCGCGGGGGGAGCGCAACATCCCGCGCAACCCCACCATCCTGGCCGAGCGCGCATTCCACACCACCAGCGACTTCCCCGCGCTGCTCTCGGCCGCGGCCAACAAGATGCTGCTGGCGGCCTACGCGCCGGCACAGCCGACCTATCGCACGCTGTTCCTTCGCCGCGATTTCCGGGACTTCAAGCCGCACCGCCACCTGCGCGTGGGTGACTTCCCCAACCTCGTGGCGCTGTCCGAGAACGGCGAGATCCAGGCCGGCACCATGTCGGAAAGCCAGGAGCTCGTGTTCCTGCAGACCTTCGCGCGGCGCATCCGCGTGACGCGGCAGATGCTGGTCAACGACGATCTCGGCGCCTTCACAGATTTCGCCAGCATGATCGGCCGGCGCGTGGCCGACTTCGAGAACGCCACGGCCTATGCGCTCGTGAACAGCGCCAACGGCGACGGCCCGACGCTGGTCACCGGCGCCGCGCCGGTCTTTGCCACCGGCGCCGCTCGGCTCAACAAGGCGGGCGCCGGCACCCTGCTCGACCTGCCGAACCTGGCGCTCGGACGTGCCGCCGTGATGCGCCAGCGGACGCTCGATGGGCTGCCCATCGCGGTGGGGTCGCAGATGCGCCTGCTGGTCGGGCCGAACCAGGAACTCGCCGCCCGGCAGCTCACGGTCTCGGTCCAGGCGACACAGACCAGCAACGCCAACGTCTATGCCGGCTTCGTGCAGCCGCTGGTCGAGCCGCTGATCCCCGCCAACCGCTGGTACCTGTTCTCCGATCCCTTCGCCGCACCCGTCTACGTCTACGGCTATCTCAACGGCGCGGAGGGGCCGCAGGTCACCACCGGCAATGTCCAAGGCGTCGACGGTGTCGAGGTCTCGGTGATCTTCGACTTCGGTGTCGGGGCCATCGACTGGCGCGGCGCCTGGTTCAATCCGGGGACCTGATCCCGGCTGCTCTCTCCCATCGTGAACCTATGCAGAGGGCGTCCTTCGGGACGCCTTCTGCGTTTCTGGAGCTCCCATTTCCATGCGCAACTACGTCCAGCCGGGCAACAGCCTGGCCATCGCCGTTCCCTATGCGGGCGGCATCCTCTCCGGCCAGGGCGTCCTGGTCGGCGCGCTCTTCGGCGTCGCCGCGGTCGATGGCGCGCAGAACGCCATCATCGAGGCCGCCACCCAGGGCGTGTTCGACATCACCAAGGAGCCGGCGCTCGCCATCACCGCGGGTGCGCGCGTCTTCTGGGACAACACCAACCGGCGCATCACGACCACCGCCACCGGCAATTTCCAGGTCGGCATCGCCAGCCTGGCGGCGCTTGCGGCGGACACCACCGTCCGGGTGTGGCTCAACCGCGTGCCGGCGCTCGGCACGTGAGCATCGATCCGAAGGCCACGCGGGGCTACCGCAACCGCAACCCGGGCAACATCGAGCACGTCCCGGCCAACAAATGGCAGGGACTGGTCGATCCGCCCTCGGACGGGCGCTTCTGCCGCTTCACCAGCCATGAGTTCGGCATCCGCGCGCTGGCGGCCCTGCTGGTCACCTACCAGGACCGGCATAACCTGCGCACGCCGCGCGCGATCATCGAGCGCTGGGCGCCCAAGGTGGAGAACGACACCGCGGCCTATATCGCGGTGGTGGCGCAGCGGATCGGCGTCGGACCGGATGATACGATCGGCCTGCATCGGCACGAGCACCTCCGCCCGCTGGTCGAGGCCATTATCCACCACGAATGCGCCGGGCTGTCCTATCCGGCACCGGTGATTGATCGGGCCCTGACCCTGGCCGGCGTGCCGCCGGCGCCACCGGTGACGCTGCGGGAGGTCGCTGCCGCCACCGGCACCGGCCGCGGCGCGGTGCTGGTGGACGCGGCGGGCATCGCCACCGCCGTGGCGCAGGCCGCCCCCGCCATCCAGGCGCTGGGCACGCTGGCACCGGCGGTGGCCATCGCGGTCATCGCCGCCGCGGTGGTCGGCGTGCTCGCCTGGCGGCTGCGGCGGCCGGCGTGAGCGCCTTTGCCGCGGCTATGGACGCGCTGGCCGCGGATCCGAACATCGGCACAGATGCGACCTATCGCGCGGGCGGGAGCGGGGCGCCGGTCCTGCTCCGCGTGGTCCACTCGGCGCCGGACCGGCTGGGCGATGCCTTCGGCACCAGCGTGATCCAGGCCAGCGATGTCCTGACCGTCGCCATTGCCGTGCTGCCCAGCCTCGAGGCGGACGACACCTTCACCCTCGGCGCCGACATCCTGACCGTCCAGCACGCCGAGCGCGACGCCGCGGGCATCGCCTGGCGCGTCTTCTGCCGCCGATAGGAGCACCGCCATGATCGACCCGGAGCGCATTGGCAGCATCGTCGGCGAGGCGCTGCTCGCCGGCGCCCTGGGTGCGCTCGGGGCGATGGCGCGCTTCTCCTCCACCGACCGACCGCTGCTGACCCGCGCCTATCTGCTGCACGCGCTAGCCGGCGGCAGCCTGGGCACGGGTGCCTGGCTCATCGCGCATGCCTTCGAGCTCGATGGCTGGTGGCTGTTCGCGGTGGCCTGGCTGGCCGGCACGCTCGGCTATGCCGCCCTGCACGACCTGCTGCTGCGGATCCTCAGCCGCAAGTTCGGCGGGCGCTGATCCATGCGCCTCGGCGCCAGCATCGTGGGCGACCTCCGCAAGGTGCTGGCGGACGAGGTCCGCGCCGGCGAGCGCGCGGCGATGACTGCGATCCGCGCCGAAACAGATCAGGTGAAGGCCGAGCTGCGCAGGCAAGTTACCACCGCTTTCTCGGGCAACGCGCGCGGTATCGCCAATGCCTGGCGGTCGATGATCTTCCCGCGGTCCGGGCAGTCGCTGCGGCCGGCCGGCCTGGTCTTCACGAAGGTGCCCAGCGTCATCGACGCCTTCGAGCGCGGCGCACTGATCCGCGCCAAGGGTGGGCGAAAGTTCCTTGCCATTCCGACCGGCTTCAATGCGGCCCGGGGGCGCAGGGGCCGCGGCGAGAAGGGCATGCGGGTGACGCCCGCCCAGATGCTCGCGTCCGGCCAGGCCTTCCTCCGGCCCTTCAAGTCGGGCCGCGGCTTCGTGTGGTGCCTGCCGCTGCGGCAGGGCGAGCAGACCGGGCGCCGGCGTCGCACGCGGCTGGTGGCCGGCGGCGTGACCGAGGTCGGCACCGCGAACCGCAAGAGGCGCGAGGCTTGGGCGCGCGGGCTGCTAGCGCAGGGGATGGTGCCGATGTTCCTGCTGCTGCCCCAGGTGAAGCTGGCCAAGCGGCTGGACGTGCGCGGCGCGGCGGAGCGTGGGCTGCGTAGGCTCCCGGCACGGTTCGTGGCGGCCTGGGAACGCGAGAGCGGGAGGGCAGCGTGAGCGCGCGCGAAACCGCCATCGCCGCGCTGCTCAGTCGGCTGATTGCGTCGCTGGCAGCCCGCAACCCGGCGCCGATCGTTCTGCGCGATGAAACCATCCTGCAGCGCATTCCCGCCGGTGGACTGGTCGTGGTCCGCGATGGCGAGACGGTGGAGGAGACACCCGTCCTCTCCCCGTTGGCCTGGCAGATCGAGCACCGCGCCGAGGTGGAAATCACCGCCGCCGGCGCCACGCCCGCCGCGCGCAACACCCTGCTCGATGCGCTGCTGGTGGATATCGCTGCCGCCATCACCGCCAACCGCACCCTCGGCGGGGCTGTGGAATGGGCGCAGCCCGGTAGCGCATCCTTCGAGGACGTCGAGTTCGAGGGCGCCGCCGCAGCCCGCGCTGCCGCCGTCCCCGTCACCCTCTGGTTCACCGTCGCCGGCTCGCCGCTGGCCTGATCCCCTTCCAGGAGAAAGCCTATGCCCCGTGCCATCGGCGCGAATTGCCGCCTGCTCATGCTGCCCGAGACCACCTACGGCACCGCCCCCGGCAGCAACTGGCGGCGCATGCCTTTCCTGTCCTGCGATCTCGGCGCGGAGCAGCCGCTGCTGGATGCCGACGTCATCGGCGTGGGCAGCAACCGGGATCCGGCCGCACCCTTCCTCGACACGGTCACGGTCGCTGGCCAGGCTGTGGTGCCGGTGGACCTGATCAACATCGGGCACTGGCTGCGGCTGCTGCTGAGGGCACCTACCACCACCGGCACCACCAACTTCATCCACACCTTCGGCTCGGGCGCTGCCTCGCTACCGAGCAACGCCATGGAGATCGGCTATCCCGATGTCCCGTCGTTCGACGTGTGCACCGGCGTGCGCGCTGACACGCTGGAGATGGACTTCACGCCGACCGGCGCTGCGACCGCGACCTTCGGGCTTATGGGTCAGGGCTCGGTGCGCACGGGGGCGACTTCAGGCGGCACGCCGACCAGCGCGGCCTACACCGCCTTCAACAAGGCCCAGGGCTCCATCACGCGCAGCAGTGTCGCGCTGGCGCAGGTCACCGGCGCGCGCATCACCTACGCCAACGGCATGGAAGCCGTACGCACCATCCGCGCCGATCGCCGCGTCGAAGGGGTGGATCCCGGAATCGCCCGCTGCACCGGCCAGATCACCGTGCGCTTCGAGAACACGACGCTGCTGACCCAGGCGCAGGGCGGCACCGCGGCGGAATTCGCCCTGGCCTTCACCATTGATGCCAACCGCAGCCTGACCATCACGCTGCACGAGGTCTATCTGGCGCTCGCGAAGACGCCGATCGAGGGGCCGGCCGGCGTGGAGGCCAGCTTCGATTTCCGCGCAGCCTTCAACGCAACGGCGACGCGGATGATGACTGCGGTCCTGCGGAACCAGCAGGCGGGGACGGAGTACGCCTGAGTCACGCTTCGGGAAAATGAAGGACTGCTTCCTTGGGGGATCGGCTGAAGCCACCTCGACCCCAATTTCGATCTTGCGTCCGCTACCGTCGCAGCGGCAAACCCAAAAGCCCTCTCGAGGCCGAGACGCGCACTCAGCGGCCCGGCCCGAAGGTCGGCACGACTTTCAGGGTCGCTGCTTCAGCCTAGCTTCGAGTGCCCGATAAGCATGCTTTTCACTAAGCGTGAGAATCTCGGGTCGCTGCTCGATCACTGCGGCGAGTTCAAACGTGACCTCATCGAACAGCGCCACGAGTAGCGCGTCGCCGATGGCCCGGGTGCCAGAGAGATCCTCAAATAGGCCCGCCATCTCACCATGTGCGAGCTTGTTGCGGCCGTCCCGATACACTTTGGTGACAGCGTCGGCGATGCTAATCGACCCTTGCGTCGCGGCTTGCGCCTTTGGATTGAGCGCGGCTTCCGCGAAAGTCGTCATTGCTACGGCGTCACCGCCGGCACCAGACAATCCGTCGGCCGCGCAGCCATATTTGACGACGGCCATAAAATCCGAGGCTTCTCGCCGCGCCTCACCGACCCAGTAAAGCGCGTTCGCCCAACGCTCGACCAGGTGCGGGCCACGGCCGGTCTGTCGACCTGCCACATAGGCATGCAGGACCTTGCCGACGGCGTCCAAGAAGGGTCGCTCGGCTTGCATCTTCGCAGCGAGCGCGCCCGGTGCGGAGCCCAGCCCCGGCATTTGCACGCTCGTCCCCTTCAAGAAGGAGCCGTCAGCCGAGGTCGCTAAACGGTCTTCGGCAAAGAGGTGTTGCCGTCCGGCCTTTGTGAACCGCCGGGCATCTTCGGCCTGAAAGCGCAGTCCGATCGCATCGAGCACAAGGCCGATAATGATCGATGCCTTGTAATGGGACTGGCTGAGCTCGTGGCCTTGCATCCTGATCGTGGCAACCCATTCGAAATTTCGAAGCGCGCTCAGGACTTGCCAAGCCGTGTGAAGTTCTCGGTCACTATTTCGCTCATGGGCCTGATCACGGAGTTGGTCATATCGGATCTGGCCGCTCTCAACCTGTCGGATGTGCCCAAGCTGATCTGCGTTTTTGACGTAGCGGGCAATCCAGTTTGCCCGAGGCAGGAGCTCGACCGGTCCGACCGAGAACAGCGGTACGCCTTGGCTGGTGTGGAACAGGTGGCACGGGATGTGGCGATCGACATCGGGCCGGGCGGCATCGGCTAGCCGGTCGAGGTTGCGCACAAAATCCGCAGCCATGGCAGCGAAGAACAAATCGCCGACTGTCGTATTGCCGTCGTCGCCGACGTCGGACGGAAGGTGAGACCGGCAGTTTTGGATGGTTTCGCCGATGGCTTGGAAGGATAGCCTGTTGAACTCCGGCCTGGCGACAGTCTGCCTGTAGTTCTCCTGCTTGCGCCAGATCTGCTCGGTTAGCCGGTGCGCGGCATCCACGCCGGCTTGCGTGACGCGGTACTCGCGTCCGAGACCGACAGGAATGGCGAGCGGCACCAGAGGAAATTGGCTTAACGCCCGCCACTCATCTGATGTCATGGCGGTCGCCCTCAAGACATCATCCAGGATGGTTTCGAGAAGTCGCTCGACCGGCTCCTCGGGGGCCTTCTGACCACTCAATTTATTCGATCTCGCCAACTTCGCTCTCCCCGCTGGATACAGTTCCATCACTTAATTTGGCGACGCTGTCAGCTTCTCGAATTTGCTGACTCACAAGCGATGGCTCGCTCTCGGCCAAATCCAGTCGCCCGATCTATCTCGCTGGGCGGAAACTGATCCCCCCGGATTTCCGGCAAATGGAGAACCCATGCTCACCCTCGACCTCCCGGTCGAGCCGTATTGGCTCGACCTTCCCCGCGGTGTCCGCGTGGAAATCCGCCCAGTCAACACCGCCGTCATGGCCGCCGCCCAGGCCGGCTCCGCGCGCCGCCTCGGCGCGCTGCGGGCCGCGTCCGAGGACCTCGACCCCGACATGGCGCGCGGCTTTGCCTTCGCCTTCCTGGTCAAGGCGCTCGCCCGCCACGCCGTCACCGCCTGGGAGGGCGTTGGCGATGCCACCGGCAAGCCGCTGCCGCTCTCCCCCGAGGCGGTCGAGCGGCTGATGGACATGGACGAGATGGCCGCCGCGTTCTGGGATCGCGCCACCGGCCCGGTCGCCACCGTGGCCCTGGAGGGAAACGGCTAAGGGCTCGGGCCGAATGGCACTTCGGCCAGGGCCCTGACTATTGCCGCGGCTGCGCGGCGCTCGATCGCGATTGCGGCCTCGCCTGCCCGTACGCCGCGCACGCGCCCGCCAGCGTCGAGGGCGCCGCCTGCTGGGCCGCTGGCACCACCTGCGCCACGGCGACCATGGCTGGCCTCGACATCGACATGCCGGCCGCACTCGTCACCGCCCGCGAGATGGGTGCCTCCGGCTGGGCTGCGGCGGAACTGCTGCTCGCCCTGCGCATGGGCCTCGCCGCCGGCAGCGCCGCGCGGCGCCCTGACCACATCAGCGAACCGGGAGGCGTGACGCATGGCTGACGCCACCCGCCGCGTCTCGGTCCGGCTGTCGCTAGACGATGCCGCCCGGGTCAAGCAGGAGCTGCGCGAGGTCGGCGAGACTGGTCAGCGGTCCCTGGAGCGCATCCAGAGCGGCGCCGACCGTGCCTCCCGCGCGCTGGACCTGCTCGACGTCGCCGTCCGCGGCGTGCAGATCGCCGGCATCGCCGCAGGCCTGCGCGCCGTGGTGGTCGCTGGTGACGCGCTCACCCAATCCATGGGCCGGCTGAACACCGCGCTGGGCTCCGTCGAGCGTGCTGGCGAGATCTATGACCGGCTGTACCGCGACAGCCTGCAGACCGGCGTCGCCGTCCGCGAGAGCGTCGATGCCTTCGCCCGCTTCTCGATCGCCGCCCGCGAGATCGGCGCCACCTCCGACCAGGTCGCCACCTTGGTGGGCGGCCTGCAGCGCATCGCCATCGCCTCGGGCGCCTCGCAGCAGGAGATCGCCTCCAGCACGCAGCAGCTCGCCCAGGCGCTGGCCTCTGGCACGCTGCAGGGCGACGAGCTGCGTTCGATCCTCGAAGGCCTGCCGACCCTGGCGCAGGCGCTGGCGCGCGAGCTCGGCGTCTCGATCGGCGAACTCCGTAAGCTCGGCTCCGAGGGCAAGCTCACCGCCGACACGGTGTTCCCGGCGCTGCTGCGCGCCGTCGAGCGGCTGAATGGCGAGTTCGAGCGCGCCCCGCTCTCGGTCGGTCGCGCTTTCGGGCAGCTCACCGCCGCTGCCGACCAGTTCCTCGCGCGGCTCGACCAGGCGATCGGCCTGTCCAACGCCCTGGCCCGCGCGCTCTCCGGCGCCGCCCGGGTGCTGGACGGGGTGCGCCGCGGCTCCGGCCTCCTGCTCCCCAGCGAGCAGGAGGCCGATCGCCGTGCCCAGGCCGAGGCGCTGCGCGCGCAGATTGCCCGCCTTGAGGCAGAGAGCCAGGGCGACAGCCTGCGCTCCCAGCCCCGGCGCGGCTCGATCCGCGGTGGCCTGGCCGGTGCCGCGCAGCAGCAGGCCGGTGTGGACCGTGCTGCCCGGCTGGAGGAGCTGCGCCGCCAGTACGCCGAGCTTCAGGAGGAAATCACCCGCGGCGAGGCGGCCGCCGGCGAGCGCCAGCGCACCGAGCAGGAGACCGCCGCTACCCAGGCCGCGGAGGCCCGTCGTCGCCGCGCTGCCGCCGACGCTGAGGAACTGCGCAAGGCACTCGACGACCGCTTCCGGATCAACAGCGAGTACGAGGACCGCACCCGCCGCTTGCGCGAGGCCGAGGCCGCCGGTGGCATCACCGCGGCCGACCGCACCCGCCTCGAAACCCTCGCGCTGCAGGAGCGAGACGAGGCGCTGCGGCGCCTCGAGCCGCGCGTCGCCGCCGTCCGCCGCGCCAGCAATGAGGGCGCCCGGGAGGCGCGCGAGGCCGAGCGCGAGGTCAACGACATCCTGCGCGAGCGCGAGCGGCTGATCGAGGGCAACGAGAACGCCTATGAGCGCTACCAGCGCCGGCTGGAGCGGCTGTCCGACCTGGTGCAGCGCTCCGAGCGCATTGGCCGGCCGATCCCCGACGCGACGATCCAGCGCGAGGCCGAGCGCGCCATGGAGGATCTGGAGCGTGCCGAGGAGCGGGTGCAGCGCGGCGCCGAGCGCACCAGCGAGACCGTCCGCGATCTCGGCCTGACCTTCAGCAGCGCCTTCGAGGACGCGATCATAAAGGGCGAGAAGCTGTCCAAGGTGATGCAGGGCCTGCTGCAGGACATCGCCCGCGTCATCGCCCGCCGCACCATCACCGAGCCGCTCGGCAATGCCGTCTCGGCCGGGCTGACCGGGCTTGGCGCCGGATCCTGGCTGGACAGCATCGGCTCCTGGATTGGCGGGTTGTTCCGCGCCGAGGGCGGGCCGGTCGCGGCCGGCCAGCCCTATATCGTCGGCGACCGCGGACCGGAATGGTTCGTGCCGAACCTCGCCGGCACTGTGCTGCCCAACGGCACGGCGCCGGGTGGCGGGACCACCATCCAGACCACCGTGAACATCGACGCCCGCGGTGCGGACGCCGGTGTCGAAGTGCGCCTACGGATGCTGTCGGGCCAGATCGCTCGGCAGTCCTCGGCAATGACGCTCGATGCCATCCGCCGCGGCGGTGCGGCCTACAAAACGGTGCGCGGATGACCGAATACGCCTGGCCCACGGTCCTGCGCCCCTCGCGCCTCAGCTTCTATCTCCAGCACAACACGCTGCGCTTTGCCTCGCCGATCACCCGCGTCACCCAGGTGATGCGCCGCGAGGGCGCGCGCTGGATGGCCGAGGCCACCTTCGATCCGCTCGACCGTGTCCGCGCCGGCGTGCTGGAGGGGCTGCTGGCGGCGCTGGCCGGCTCGGTCAATACGGTGCGCATCTGGGACTGGCGGCGCGAATACCGCACCGGCGATCCGCGCAGCCAGGGCGATGTGCCGACCGGGCCGTACAGCTTCTCCGACGCCACCATCTTCACGGACGGCACCGGCCTGGTCGTCGGATCGGGCAATCCGTCGCTCGCCGCCGGCGCGGCCCGCGGGGCGCTGAGCCTGCAGACGCAAGGCTGGTGGCCGAACACCTCCGCCGTCGGCGCCGGTGACTACTTCGGGCTGAACGGCCGGCTCTACATGGCGACCGCGGCAATCACCGCCTCGGGCACCGGCACCGCCACCATTCCGATCGGCCCGCCGCTGCGTGCCGCGGCCGCGGTGTCGGAGCCGCTGGTGCTGACCCAGCCGACGGTGGCCATGCGGCTGATCTCCGACGACGAGGCGATCAATCCGACCCGTCCCGGCCGCTTCACCGCAATTACCATCCGCCTTGAGGAATCGCTCTGATGTCCGGCATCACCGCCACGCCGCGGCTGTCGCTGCAGGCCGCCGCGGCAGCCACCGCCCCCGTCGCCACGCCGATTATCCTTGTCGACCTCGACTTCGCCTCCGGGCCCTTCCGCGCCTGGACGGGGCTCGGTCAGCTGGACTGGGCCGGCATGACCTTCGAGGGCGTGGGCTCGCTCGGCGCCGTCGGCGAGATCGAGGAGACCACCGAGATCCGCGCCGTGCGGCTGACGCTCACGCTCTCGCCGGTGCCGCAGGAGGTGGTCGACATCGCGCTGGCCGAGCGCAGCTTCCGGCTGCGCACCGCCCGGCTCTGGGGCGGTCTGCTCGACGCCGAGGGCGCCTTCGTGGCCGACCCATTCCCGCTCTGGGCCGGGCTGATGGACACCATGGAGGTGGTGGACGGTGCGGAGCCGCGGGTGTCGCTCAGCTGCGAGAGCCGGCTGGTCGACCTCGAGCGCGCCGAGGTGCGGCGCTACACCGATGCCGACCAGCAGGCCGAATACCCGGGCGACCGGTTCTTCGAATACGTTCCGGCGCTGCAGGAGGCGCAGATCACCCTGCCGGCGTCGTGACCCGTCGCCCGGACTGGCCTGGCCGGCTGGCAGCCCTGCTGTCGGGGGTCGAGACGCGGCCGTTCGACGCCCGGCGCTGGAATTGTGCCCGCTTCGCGCTGGCCGCGGTTGAGGCGGTGACCGGCACACGGCCGACCGTCCGTGTGAGGCCGTCCCTCGAAGCCTCCGCCGACAGCGCGGGCTTCCCGCGGATCCCGCCGACCTTTGCCCGCGCCGGCGACGTCGTGCTGGCCGGCGATCCCGCACGGCTCGGCGTCGGGGTGGATGGCGGCCGCGCCGTCTTCGTCGGGCCGCGGGGACTGCTGCGCCAACCGCTCACCACCTGCACCACCGCCTGGAGGATTGGCTGACATGCCCGCTGCCGTCCCCCTCGTTGCGGTGCTGGCCGGCGGCCTCGCCTCGGCCGTGGTCGGCGGCGGCATCATCGGCGCGGTGGTCGCCGCCGGCACCGCCTTCGTCGTCTCCTCCATCGGTCAGAGCATCTTCCCGACCAAGCGGGCCTCCTCGACCGCCGCCGCCGCGGTCGCCGCCGACACCCTCACCAGCACCGCGGCCACCCGCACGCAGTCCTTCCGCCAGGCGATCACCGAGCACCAGATCGTCCTCGGTCGTGTCAAGGTCGGCGGGCCCATCGTCTTCATCCACTCGGCGACCGACGATGCCGGCCGGGAGGATGGCTACTTCTACGCCGTCGTGGTGGTCGCCGCGCATCGGGTGCGCGCCATTGGCGAGGTCACGCTGGGCGACAAGGTCGAGACGGATGCCAGCTTCGCCGGCCTGGTCCGGGTGGACCGGCACCTCGGCGATCCTGGCCAGGCGGCGAACGCCAACCTCATCGCCGAGACCGGCGGCAAGTGGACCAGCGCCCATCGCGGCCAGGGCCGCGCCTATATCGCCGTCCGCCTCAAGATCACCGCCGAGGCCTTCCCCTCCGGCCCGCCGAACATGGCGGCCATCGTCGAGGGAGCGGACACCATCCTGGACCCGCGCACCGGCATCACCGGCTGGTCGGACAACCCGGCGCTGTGCCTGGCCTGGTACATCACCGCCAGCTTCGGGTGGCGCGCGACCTGGGACGACATCGACATCCCCTGCCTGATCGCCGCCGCCAATATCTGTGACGAGATCATGGGGACCCGGGCCGGCACCGCCGAGCGCCGCTACACCTGCAACGGCACGCTCTCGCTGGCCGAGGGCAAGATCGCGATTACGGAAAAGTTGGTCGCGGCCATGGCCGGGGCGCTGGTGGTCTCTGGCGGGCGGTTCTTCATCCATGCCGGGGGGCCGGCGCTGCCGGTGGCGACGCTCACCTCGGACGACCTGCGCGGCGATGTGACCATCCAGGGCAGCCGGGCGCGGCGGGATCTCTTCAACGGGGTGCGCGCCGTCTATGTCGAGCCCTCGGCCAACTGGCAGCCCACCGACGCCCCGCCGCTGCTGGCCAGCAACTACGTCACCGAGGATGGCGGCGAGGCGATCTACACCGACCTCGAATTCCCGCTCACCACCTCCGCCTCCACCGTCCAGCGGCTGATGAAGGTGGCGCTGGAGCGGAACCGCCGGCAGCGCACCGTGGCCTTTCCGGCCAAGCTCTCCGCCCTGCGGCTGCGGCCCTGGGAAGGCGCGACGGTGGCACTCGACCGGCTGGTGCCCTTCCCGGCGCGGATCACCGGCTGGAGCCTGGCGCAGGACGGCGGCGTCGATCTGGTGCTAGCCGAGGAGGATGCAGCGGTCTGGGACTGGAACCCGGCGGTGGACGAGCGCACCACCGGTGACAGTCCCTCCGTCGTGCTGCCCAACCCTGGGCGCATTGGTGCACCCGCCAGCATCGCGGTCACCACGCCAGCCACCAGCAGCTTCGCCGTCCTGGCGGTGTCCTGGTCCCCGGTCGGCTCGGCCTATCTCGCGGGCTACGAGGTGGAGTTCCTGCCCGCCTCGGTTGCTGTGTGGCAGGGCTACGGGGCGGGGTTGGGCGCCACCGCGGCGAGTATCCCCACCGCCGAGCCGACCGCCTTCCGGGCGCGCGCCGTGGCCCGCAGTGGCGCGGTGTCGGGCTGGCGCACCGCCCCCATTCCGGCCGCCGTCTCTGCGCCGACCGCGACCGGCATCACCGGCGGCGTCCGGCTGTCCGGCGGCTTTCCCGCCGATGCGGTGCGGCTACAGGTGTTCGAGGCCAGCAGCACCAGCCTGGCCGCCGCCATCAAGCTCGCCACCGAGCCGACCTCGCTGTTCTGGGACCGCACCGGCCTCACGACCGGCCAGACCCGCTGGTACTGGCTCCGCAGCGTCTCGGCCGAGGGCAACGTCTCGGCTTTCGCCGGCCCGGTCACCGCCACCGCCCTGTAGGAGGCCCGCCATGCCGGCCCGCATCGACGACCTGCTGGTCCTCAACGCCAATCTCAACAAGACCGACTTCGCGAAGTACCTCCGCGACCGCGAGGCCGTGCTGCCGACCGATTTCGGTGGGCTGGGCGATGGCGTGGCCAACGACCGAACGGCGATCCAGTCCTGCTTCGATCGGGCGGCGGCGGACCAGAAATTCGCGGTGATCCCGCCAGGCACTTGGAATGTGGGCAGCGGGGTCACGCTGGGCGGCGGCGCCCGCGGCCTGATCATGCGTGGCATCATTCGCTACACCGGCGCGGCCAACGCCCCGGCCACTGTGCTGACGCTAGGCGACGGCGGTACCACCCGCAACGGCGAGAAGCTCTATGCCGGGCTACAGGTGGTGCGGCAGACCCAGTCCGACTGGGCCTCCGAGGCCGATATCGGCATCCTGGTCCGCAACATCGACGCCTCGGTGGTCGACCTCCGCCTGGTCTCCGGCTTCACCATTGGCATGCGCACGCTCGGCGACGGGCGCGGCGTGGAGGACAGCACCTTCCATCTGCTGCGCATCCTGAACAATCGCTACGGCCTCGACATCCGCGCCGAGACGGCGACAGCCTGGAACACCTCCGTCCGCTACTACGGCGGGCACTTCGCCTGCGCGACGGGGATCAACCCGACGGTCGACCGCTACGGCATCCGCTTCTCGCGCGGCGCGGGTGGCTATAACAACCACAACCGCCACGTCTTCGACGGGCCGAATTTCGAGCTGCGCCAGCTCGACCCGAATGTCGCCATCCCCTTCCTGAACGAAACGGACGGCACTGCCATCATAGGGCGGGCGCTGCGCATGGAAGCCTGCTCGCCGATCGTGGCACGGCACACCGGCAGCGCCACCGACTGCGAATATGAGGTGGCCTGGGCCAATACCTACGCCGTGCGGATCGACTACACCTCGACCGCGGACCGCGCCGGCAATGCAGTGATCAATCGGCATCGCGCGCCAGCGTCGCGGCTGCTGCGGCTGCTGGAGGCGGTGCCGAACCTCCGCGCGGCAGCCTTCCGCCAGAGCGGTGCTGAGATCGGCGTCGAGAAGCTGGCGACGCTGGCGACCTCGACCACGGCGGCGACCACGCTGGCGGGGCTGTGCTTCAACGCGCTGGACGGGATCGCGGCGACCGCGCGTGGGCTGCTGCTGGACGCCAATCGCGGCTTGGCCTTCGTGGTCGACACCTCCTCAGCGAAGGAATTCGCCCTGGCGCATTGGCTGGTCGGCGGCGTCGATGGTGGGCGGCTCTTTGTGCGGGCGTTCGACGGAGCAGCCAACGTGCGGGAGAACATCGCCGGCGACGTGCTGGCCTCCGGCACTACCATGCAGTGGAACGCGCCGGCGAAGGGCTGGAACGCCGGCGCGGTGATGGCCGACGCCTCGCTGAATCGGCGGCAGACGATCCGGGTCGGTGCGGGCGTCGCCTTCGCCCAGATCGGCATCATCGGCTTCGACGGGCAGATCGAGCTCGAGGCGCTGCGGCTCTACGGCCTGCCAGAGGATGCGCCGGCGATCCTCTACGGCTGCCCGTCGTTGCCGGCCGGGACGCGGACGCTCGCGCTGGAGACCAACTGGGATCTGCCGAGCCTCGCGCCCGGCGCGACGGCCAACGTCGACGTGACTGTGCCGGGCGCACGGCGGGGCGACTTCGCCGACGCCTCGCTCGACACCAGCAGCATCGCCTTCGTGCTCGACTGCCATGTGTGGTCGAACAACAGCGTGCGCGTGACGGCGCGGAACGTCAGCGCGTCGACGGTGGATCTCGCCGCGGCGCCATTGGCCGTGCAGGTCACGAAGCGGCGGCTGCCGTGAGCTTGAGAGCGCGTCGTGGCGGATAGGGGTGCGGCAACGCCGCCGCACCCCCTCGCGGCCACGCTGTGAGCCATGGCCGGCCATATGGCGGCCGGCCTGGTGGGCTCCGGGCGGGTTCGCCGCCATCCCCACCACCGCCATCGATCCGCCCCACAGTGCGGCGTCTCCGGCGGTCCCCGTCGCTTTCGGGTTCGAGGACCCCATCAGCAGCAGACCCTTCACTCGCGGTCATCGCAACCGCAACACGATTCGGGATGCGCGGGAGCTTGGTGCGGAAAGCAGGCTGCTGCTACGCAAGGCGGCACGTTGCGCGCACATCCGTCCCTTAATGTGAAACGACGATTGGACGTGGCTGCTGCGCCAGCTAGGGCCTGCCCTCCGGTCGGCGCGTGTCCAACACCGCCTGTGGACAGGCCCGCCGCTCCGCGTCCGTTAGATTCTCGGGCTGCGCAATCCCGGTCTCCAACGCGGGACCGGCCGAGAAATCGGTGAACGGCCGCGTGTCTGCCAGACCCGCATCCGAAGCCCGCAGGCGACCGCGTTGCTGCCACGCTGACAGTTCTTCCTGACTCAGCCGGTCGCCAGCACCGTCGATATAGAACGCGACGTCACGGCCCAAGCGATCGGCTCGCTGGCTACCAGGCCGGACGTTCAAGGCGATGGCCTGGCGAATTCTCCAGCGCGGCGCTGATCTGTCCGCAGCAAGAGCTTGCGAAATAGCCGTTCGGATGGGACCCAGCGAAGGACTCGTGTGGGCGGAACGGTCTTTGAAGAAGCCGTAGTCGGCCTCGGTCGGCGTAAGACCATTATCGCTGTATGCTTGAATGAAAGTAGCGATCTTCCCACCGTCCAAGCTCGAGCTCCGGTAGAGGTTGTCGTAAGCCGCGCGCACGTCAGGCGCGCGGCCAAGGGCGTTGAAGCCCTGCCTCCACGCCTCCCGCCGACTGGCATCAGCCCAGACCCCACACAGATAAGTTTCGAGGCTCCTCTGAGCATCGCGGTCCCTAAGCTGGAATGTTCGTCTAATAGCACTCGCCTCGATCCCAAAAGCTTGATCAATAAGCATCGGTGATGTCCGGTCGACCATCGCGAGTACGAGTTGGACTTCACGTCCGCCCCCGCCGGTGGCGCCGTTCGGCCCCCAAGTGAGATACGACCTTGGGTCGTTGGAGAAGCAGACGTTGCGCCCAGCCGACGGATTGTATAGCGGGGACGATTGGCAGAAATTCCACTCCATGCGTGTGTAGTCTGTGTTCTCGTAGGTGAGCATCAGCGTACGAGCACGCTGATCCACGGAAGGCCTCTCGCCGCCAATTAGCGCGTCCCAGTAGGTTGTTGTGAGGGATCCGGCGCGCGCGTCGGCATCGTTCGCCAGCTTCGGTACGTAGCCGGGACATGTTGCGAGGGCCCTTAGGGCATTTCGTGTGCCCGGGCCGAAAACGCCATCGACCGTAATGGTCGCTGGCTTTCCACAGCCTGCAAGTTCTTCATTGATACGTGTCTGAACAACTGCGACCGGACCGTAGCGCCCATCGAACAGCGGCGCCTGACCGAACCGATAGACGATGTCTGCGAGGCCCGGCGAACTGCCGCAAGCCATTGTCGCAGCGAGAAGGCCTAACGCCCACTTTCTAGCCTTCACGTCTTCCTCCCTGTTCTTGTTAATACTGTCAATACTGCCCGCCGCAGCAATACTGCCCGCGGCAGTGGTTCTCCGCAACAGGATTGATTATTTATCCCAGGTCAAGGGTAGCTCCGGCCCGTTCAGGGTGATGGCGCGGATGGTTGACCCGCTCGTTCGGGTCGGCTGCGATTGCAGTGCCGCGGGGCGGCTGCGCGGGGCGGATCGGATGCGACCGACAGCAGTAGCAACGGCCATACGATGGTGGGCACGCCCAGCGTTCCGGGTATACGGGAGAATCAGGCAGAGGACGTGTTGGCTTTCGGCACCACGAGCCGGCAGGCCGGCGCGGTGATGTAGAACAGCTCGCCGACCTAGCGGCAACCGATTCGGCTGGGCCCGAGCGTGGCCCTCGCGCAGATCCGCGTCATCGGCTTCGACGGCCAGATCGATCTCGGTGCGCTGCGGCTTTTCGGCCTGCCCATCGCTGCCAGCCGGGACGCTCACGCTGGCCCTGGAGACCGGCTGGGACCTGTCGAGCCTCACCCCCGGTACGACGGCCAACGTCGACGTAACTGTCTGGGGCGCGCGCCGAGGCGACTTCGCCGACGCCTCGCTCGACACCAGCAGCATCGCCTGCGTGCTCGAGTGCCATGTGTGGTCGAACAACAGGGTCCGCGTGACAGCGCGGAACGTCAGCGCCTCGACGGTGGACCTCGCCGCGACGCGGCTGGCGATGCAGGTCACCAAGCGGCGGATGTCGTGACAGACGGTGCGTGCCCGCCTCGAGCGGTCCACAAGCTGCGTGACCGCCGAGTTCGACCCTTCTCGAGCGTTCAAATCACGCGCGCCGAGGTCCGTGGTTGAGTCGTCCGGGCCTTCGAGTGGCGCACACGTCGAACGGCCCCAACGACAGGGTGAATCGCCGCTGTCACACCGTCGGTGGCTGCGGGATTTCTAGGTGGTAGCCGGGGTCTTCTGGCGGTTTGAAGAAGCGGGAGACCCGCTGGTTGGATCGCACCGCTGCCTCGAAAGCGGCGGGGCGGGCGACGGAACTCGGCGCCACGTCGAAGACGTTGAGCACTCTTGGATCCGAGGCGTGCCTCGACACCCGCGTCGGACCAATCTCGATGATTTTCTCGGTCATGAGCCGCTTGATCGCCGCCGCGTCCTGCCCGGCGCGCTTCGCTGCGTCGTAGGTGTCGATCACCTGGTCGCCGGCCGGCCCATACAGCTCCTTCTCCTTCGCCACGCCGCGCGCCTCGAGATTGTTGAACATCACGCGCGCCTGGTCGGCCGGGCCGCGAGCGGTGCTCGACACCACGACCTGGGTGAGGCCTGCGGCGCGCATAATGTCCTCAAGCACCTTTCGGGAAAAATCGGTTACATCGGCGGCTCGCGCGTTTGGCCCGAAGTCGATGGTCACGGCGGCCGGGGCAAGACCGGCGAGGGGGGCGGCCACCTTCTCCGCCAACTCCCCGGCGCGCTCGAAGGCGTCGAGGAGGACGAAGGGAACGCGGAAGGCGTCGTCGCCCGTCGGGATGCGGTCGGCGGGAGCGGGCCCGGTGGGGGGTGCGGCGTTGGCGGCCGCTTCGAGCTGCGCCACCCGGTCGGCGAGCGCGGCGAGGTCGGTCGACGGCGCCACGCCGGCGACGGGCGCCGGCGCGCCACTCCCCGCGACGCGGTTGCAGGCGTCTCGCCAGAATGGTCCCCAATGCTCCCGACGCGGCTTCCCGGGGCGCCAGTTGCGGAGATAGCAGAGCCAGGCCTCCTCCTCTGCTGCGGGAACCGGCGCCGGCAAAGCGACCGGGTCGGTGAACAGCAGCAGCCTTGCGAAGGCGCAGGCGAGCTCATCCCCCTGCGGCGTGGCGAAGAGGCGCCACACCGCATCTTCCTCCACCGCCGTGCCGGTTTCCATGGTGAGCAGACGGGCGGGGGCGCGGCTCGCCGGGTGGCGCAGGACGCCGCGGACGCCTCCGCCACGCTCGAACTGCCAGAAGCCCGTGGCGGGGCCGATCACCTGTGGCCCCGCGTCAATCTGATCCCTCGTGGCGAAGCCGCTCTCTTGCAGGCCGATCGCGATCAGCAGCGCCTCGGCCGGTTCGCCGCCCGCGATGCGGAATTCCGCGGCCAGCCGCGCCACTACTGGCTTGATGAGGGTGTTGTACGGAACCGCCACTCGTCCCTCCTTTTCGATAGGTCGGCGCACGATCCCAGTCGTGCCGACGATTCAGCAAGCGCAATGATCGGGCCGCATAAGCAGCGGGTGCGGCGCTCAACGGAGCCTACGGATCAGACACGCCTATTGCGTCAGCGGTGAGGCCGGTAGGCGGCCACGTCCTGGAGCGTGCCCTCGACAACAATCGGACCTGAGCAGACCAGGCGCGCGCCGGGCTCCGTTGGCGGATGCCCGGCGATCGCCTTCAGCACCGTCCCCTTCCCTTCGGGCGGGATGTCGTTCGGGCCGCCGATGCCGGCATAGGTCACGCGGTTGTTGCCGGCATCCGTGGGCGCGAGGTTGATCAGGTAGCCGAGTGCGACCTCCTGGTCCTGTATCGCCGCCTGCAGCGCTGCGAGGCTGCGGCTGCCGGGCGAGGTGCGGGTGAAGGGCATCGCTGTCTCCTCTCAGCGGCCGCGTGCCAGGCTCAGCGCGGCAGCGAACCGGTCGAGCGCCGCGGGGTCGGTGCGCGCTTGGTCGAGTCTGTCGCGCAGCGCATCGTTCACCTGCGCGTCGGACAGGGTGGCGAGGCTCGGCAGGCCGAGGCTCGCGGCCGCACGCCGCTGCTGTGCCGACGTGAGATTCGCCAGAGTGGCCGACGCATCGCGCACCCGCTCCCGCAGCCCGGGTAGCGTCGGGTTCACAGGCGCGTCCCTGAAGCTAACGATCGCAGCTACCACCGGCGCATTGCCTGCGATCTCCGTAGCCGCCCGGCCGGAGGCGAATTGCGATGAGATCGTCACGTCCACGTTCACCGGCTTGGCCGGATCGATGGTGGCGCTCAGCACCTGGAAGCCGGAGACCATATTCACCGCCTGCCCGCGTGGCTGGCTGGCAGTCCCTTGTCCGTCCTGTGCGACTGGCGGAACGGTGGTGCCGACGACGCGGTTGTAGCCGAAGTTAACCTCGAGCGGCGGCGTCCGCGCCGCACTGGCGTTGATGGCGAGGTTCACCCCCTCGCGCTCGGCGAAGACTAGCGTCCGCGAGCAGCCGCCGGCGACGAGCAAGGCGAGGGCAGCGGCGAGGCGGGGGACCGTGTGCGTGGCGGTCATGACCCGTCCCCTGCCGGGACCGCGCGGAAGCAGCTGAAGAAGTCCCGGATTGCGGCGCGATCGTTGCCCAGATTCCTGGCGAAGCGAACCGCCGCGTCGCCGGTCGCCATGGATTCGGTGTAGCTGCGGATCGTGATTCCCTGGACCTTCAGGTCGGAGCAAACCAGGGCGGCCATCGCGTCACGTGCACCGCTCGCCGACGGCGGGTCGTCTAGAAGCGGCGGCGGCGGGTCGGCGCTGCGCGGCACTATCGCGGCGAAGTTCCGGTCGTAGCCGATCACCAGCGACCCGGTGGTCTGCTCCGGATTGACCTGCGCGTTGATGCCGATGACGGTGCGCGCGCCCATGATGAGCTGGCTCGGCTCGCAGGCTGCGACCGCGAGCGGCACCGCCGCGACGACAAGGCGTTTCAGTTGCATTCCTCGACCTCCCTGCAGATGGTCAGGCGGCTTTCCGCGGGCTGTCCCGGCACCAGCACCAGCCGGCGCACCATCGACGCCCTGGCGGGCACCCGGGCGAGCAGCGCGTCCTCGGAGAAGCCCAGCATGACGCCGACCCTGCCGGGATTGAGCGCGAGGTCGAAGCCGATAATGCGACGCAGCTGCGCCAACGGCGGCGCTCCTGACAGCACCGCGCCAGGGCCGTACCGGCCCGGCGCCGGCGCATCTGCGCCCAGCGGCGCTATCGTCAGGGTGCGGGTGTAGCCGATGGAGAGGCCGGCGTCCTCGGCGGAGCTGCGCAGAGCCACGCCCGGCACATGCGTCACCACGACTACTGCACCCGTCGCATGCACGACCTCGGACCATGCGACCCCAGCTCCATCCACAGCGCAGCCGCAGAGTGGGAGTAGTACACCGAACACCGCGGTAAGAAGGGAGTATCGCCCCGGGTGGCAACTTGCGCGATCATTAATGGCGCGTCCTCCGCATCGGCAAGCATCTTTCGCCCAGGAGCTTGGTTGTATCGTGCCCATGGCCCGACGATCACGTCAATAATTTGAGTCCGCACCAAACGTCACGCACGTCCGTAACCGTGGTGAAAGCCGCTATTCGATTCAGGTAAGCACGGTGTATCCAGGCCCTCTCCCGTTCGGGATGGGTAATCCACCCATAGCTTGCCGCAGAGTCTAAAGGGCAGAGATCTCGAAATGCATGCCGTCCAAGGGCTGCGTGAAATGGCCGCCCCAGTAGATGTTGTGTTTGTTTGCGATAGCGACGAGCTCCCGAACGCAGCCCTTCGCCCCCCAATCGGCCGGGGTATCTCCAATCCAGTTCTGGGTGGCGTTGATGTCGAAGGCTGAACCGAATGAGTGATTGCTCAAGTCCGAGACGTCTTTGCTGGACTTCGACCCGTGACCACTGGCGCCAGGCGGAGCCTTGCCAAACTTGTAGCGCGGCTCGAAGCAACCGGCGTACGAGATAATGAGGTGAAGAAGGTCAGCTCCTTCCCATGCCGCGAACACCTTTCGGAACACGGGCTCCGCCGCTTCATGGCAGCGGAATTTGCCGTGATAACCGACTGCGAACCGCAACTGCGGCATATCGAAGGTCACGATGTTTTCTGCGATCCAGTCGGCGGCTGAGCCGGCGCAACTCCCCTTGATGACAATAGCTTCTGCACGAGGGCGCTGCGCCAGCGGGAGCTGGGTGAACTTGAAACATCCGAAGTCCTTCTCCCGGATCTTGTCGGAAGGGCTCTGGAGACCTCCTGGTTTCGCTGGCCCGCCTTTGGCCGCCAGCTTCTGATAATGGTCGTCCGGGAGCACGGAGTAGCCCATGGCCTGCGCCCGCGTGAGCGTCTTGTCGTCGAGCTTCCCGCTTGGGGAAAGGCCGGCTTTCACCTGAAAGAATTTGGTGGCGACTTCAGTGTTCATGCCGAAGTCGCCATCGATGGCCCCCACCTGATCCAGGCCCTGGCGGCGCAGAAAATACTGCCAACGCTGCACCTCGGTGACGACGTTCTTTGCCCCACGGGCCAGAAGAAAGGCCAT